CACGGAGCTCGGTCGGCAAGAGCGCGAGACAGTTCGCCTCGTCCTCGGTGTCGAAGTAGACGGTGGTCGAGGGCGGCGTCACGACTCACGACGGATGCTTGAGGGTGACGCCGATCATGCGATCCGCCGTCGCGGTGACAGGCACCGCTTGGGTGCCCAAGCGGAGCTTCATGTAGCGCCACGGAGCGAGGCACGCGGCCTGCGCGGACGTCGGCGCGACTGAGAGCGAGGCGGCGACGGTGAGCGTGAGTTCGGCGCCCGCGCCATCGGTGAGCTTCTGCCAGCCGGAGCCCTGCGTGCCCGAAACCAAGAACGTGATCGCCGTCGCGCTGTCGATCGCGGCGGGGAGGACGAGCCCCAGAAAGGCCGCGCCCTGCGTGTCGATCTCCTGCGACTGCGTTGCGCCGGAGAGAATCGTGGCGGTGGCGTAGGATTGCTTCACGGTTTGCTCCCGCGCTTCGGTGGCTTCGCTGCGGCGGTGTCGGGTGCGTCGAGTGCGGGTGGTGGTGCGTCAGGTACGGCGTCGGGCTCTTTCCACGGCGTGTGCACGGCGGGATCGAAGTCCGAGACGTTGATCCCGATGCAGCCGAGGTGCGCCCCTTCGGGATGCACGATGGCCATCGTTGGCAGTGTGCGAGCGTCATTCATGCGAACGTCCCCGGTTGAAACGCAGAGTGCCGCACCCCGATGGACCGGAGTGCGGCGACTCGATTCGTCAGCCTGCGATGCGTGACGCGAACTCCGGGCGGACAAGCGCGCCGCCGTAGAGGATGTCATAGCTGAACCGCGTGCGCTTGTGCTCGCGCGAGATCTCGAGGCGGAGCGTGAGCCCCGACACGGGATCGACTGCGCTCTGGATGATGTTGCCGAGTCCCTCCGCGGAATCCGCGAGCGGACGTGTCGCGAACGCCACCGCATCACGATGGAAGTGGAGATTCATCGTGTGCGACGCCTTGAGCGTCACGGCCGCCGACGTGGCGGGGGAGAGCTTGAGGGCGGGCGAGATCGAGAGCTGCACCGATCCTCCGGCGTTCGCGGTCGCATTCGCGAGCACCGCGTACGTCTGCGTGTCGCCCGCGATCGTGATGATGTCGCCCGCGTTGTACGTGCCCGTCGAGGTCGTGAGACCCGTCAGGTTCACGAAGCCGACCGCGGTGACGCCATTCTGTGCCGTGGTGCCGGCGTTGGTCTGGCCCGCGACGTTCGACGCGGCGCACACCGGCGTGCCGCCCGGGACGCCGGCCGTCTGCGTGATCACGTTCTGGTCCATGTACCAATCGGCGCCCAGCTTGTGGCCGATCGTGCCCTCGAGAATGCCCTGCGCGTCGCCGCGCTGCTCGGCCTGGATGAAGTTGTGGAGCGCGACGGCGTTTCCTTCGGCGAGCGGATCGAGCACGACGCGCCGGTCACGGGGGGGCGCGAGCTGCTTGTTGAGCGCGACGCGCGCATCCTTGAACGCGGAGAGGTCGCTGGCGAAGGGGGTCGTGCCGGCCGTGCCGCCCCAGCCGTAGACGCCCTTGAAGAGCCCCATGATGTACGCGTCGACGTTGTTCGCGGCGCCCTTGATCGCTTCCGACGCCTGCATCGGAATCGTCCCGTTCATCGCGATCAACATGTCCTTGTCGGTCAGGTAGAACGGAAACTCGTACCACTGATCGAGCGGGATGTTGACGGCGGTCGGCGTCGAGTCCTGCGTGGAGGGCGGCGTCGCGCCCGGCGCGACCGCGTTGCCGGCGATCGCCGACGGAATCGGCACGTCGATCGAGGAGCCTTTCAATCCGGCAATCGCGTCGTACTGGCGATTGACGAGCTGCGGCATGATGGCCATCTGGCGCAGCGCCAGGAGGCCCTGCGCGAGCAGCTTGGGCGCGACGGAAGCAAGGTTGTTCGACACAGGAGAACCTCGTTAGGTAGTCCCGCGGCGAACGGACGCCGAGGGAACGGTGGGTTACGCGCCCGTTCCGGCGACGACCACAGTTCCCTTGGCGATGCCTTCGAGATTGTTGCCGAAGGAGACGGGATCGCTTGCAACCACTCCCGGCTCGGACGATACGGCACTTCTCGAGTTGCCTCCGCCTACGGTTTGCTGCGGTCGATCGAAGAAGCGGGCATACTGCTTGTCCTTCGCGATCGTGCCGAAGTAGTCGTCGATATTGGCAAAGAGCCGATCGGGACTGGTGCTCGGTTCGAAGCCATCGCCGCCCGTCTTCCGCACATAGAACTCGCCGTCCTCGTCGTGCAGGCCGAACGCGGTCTCGAGCATCGTCACGATCGCCGGCTGGCGACCACCGGGCAGCGTTTCCAGGAGCTCGTCGCGCACCTTGTTGGCGCGCGCGGAGGCGAGAATCGACTTCTGCAGGATCTTGTTCTGGAGCTTGGACATCGCGCCGTCTTTCGCTGCGATCTGATCCTGCAGCGGCTTGAGCGCCCGAGCTTCCCAATCCTGCTTCGCAGCTGCGAGCTGCTGATCGCTCAGCTTTTCGCCACCGGCGCCTTTCGTGAGATCGATCTCCCACGCGGAGAGCGCCTGTGTTTTGAACTGCGGGTCGTTCAAGGCGCCAGTAAGCGCTGCGCGCTTCGCCTTTGCCTTCTCGTCCTTCACGATCAGATCGACCTTGCTCTTCGGTACGTAGTTGGCCTCGACGTCCGTCTGCGCCACGTAGCCGTCCAGCTCGACCTCGATCTCGCTCCCTTCGTGCTGCACTTTGACTTTGCTCATCGTTCGGCTCTCCTTCTCCCGCTGTTGGCGCCGCGGTTGCGCACCGGCGAAGCCCTCGCCGTCAGGTGGTAACGCTGGGTGAATCAGGTACAAACGAAAAAGCGGCCACGCCTCCCGAAGGAGATGTGGCCGCGATGAAGCGTGCCGCTGCTAATTGTGTCGGGGCGCTACTAATGCGCGCCCGTCCTACCGACGACTAAGCTATGGCTGCGTTACAGCTGGCGCAATATTAGGGCTCCATCTAAACACGACTCGCTCCTCGGCTTCCTCGTCCGTCCGGCAGTATGCACCTAGTTGGACAATCTCGCCGGGACGATGATCTACCACCGCTGTGCCGTCGTCGACTCTCACCATGTACGGAATGCGCAACGTCCGACACCAGTCGCTTAGCGTCTCGCACTCCCCGTCGCGAGGGCCGCCAAAGAGCACCGCGATCCTTCCGCCGTCGTTCGGGATGCCGCCGTTACTCTCGTAGCACAACGCCATCACGACGACTCCGGCGGCAGCGTGGACAGCGTGCGATACAGGAGACCGAGAAGCTCGCCGCCGTCGGGGTCAGCCTTGATCGCAGAATCGACCTCCGCTTGCAACGCCGGAGAAGTGGCAATCTCGACTGCGAGCTTGTCGCCGATTCGCTGCATGATCTCCGCCGTCTCGCGCGCAGGATTCGCCATGCGCTCAGTATACACCCTCCAACCCCCCGCGCAATTCCGAAACCGCCGCAGGCCAGTCGTTCGTGTGCCGTCGCCGCACCGTCGTGTGGTTTGGATACCAGGCGCTGCCATCGCGCCGAATGCCGGCGGCTTCCAATGCGGCGGGGCGATTGTGCCGGAACTCGTAATAGCTCGGCGGGAAGATGTACGTCGGCACGCCGAGCGACCCCGAGAGATGCGCGACCGACGTGTCCACGCTTACGACGAAATCGAGCTGCGCGATCTCCTCCGCCGATTGCAGCCAATCGCCCTGACCGATCCGCCGGGTGATCTCCGGATACTCGTCCTCCCGCTGGCCGCGCTGGATCGAGTGCCAGGTGATGCCGGGGAGATCGAGCAAGGGCAGAAATGCGCGGTGCGCCGCTGAGCGGTCACGGTCGAGACTCGCGACGTTGGAGCCCGCCCAGCAGATCCCGGCGTGGCCTTTCACGGGCCGGCGCGGGATCTTGAAGTCTGTCGGCGGCGGCACTTTCGCCAGCGCGTCCGTCCCCATGAGCCACGGGAGCGACATCACGGGCGAGTGCGCATCGAAGCGGGGCAGGGGCTCGTTCGTGCCGTACGTCTCGAAGCCCAGGCGGAGCATGAGGGGGACGAGCGGCGGCTGCACCACGAGCACGAGCTTGTCCACCATCGTCGCCGCGATCGTCGCATAGCGCGACATCATGAGCACGTCGCCCAACCCTTGCTCGCACTCGAGCAAGAGCGTCCCAGGAAACGGTTTGCCATTCCAGCGATGCGTCCCCAAGATCGCCTCGAGCTCGGGCGTCTGGTGGCGGAGGCCGATCCGCCAGCGATTCTCGAAGAGCGACCACCGCGAGTAATCGCCCCACCATGCGCCGCACGTCGCCTGGTCGTTTCGGTCGCTCGCATTCTTCCCTGGCAGACTGAGCCCCTTCGCGAAGAGCGCCTCGGCCTGCGCAATGTCGCCGTGCATCATGAGCATGAAGCCGCGCCCGATCATGGCCGCGACGTGCGTCGGGTCGAGCGTCAGCGCGATGCGCAGCTCCTTCGCGGCGAGCCGGAAGTCGCCGAGCCCGCGCGCCGCGCAGCCCAGGTGGTAATGCGCCTGCGCATTGTCGCGGTAGTATTTGCTCGAGACCGACCGGCGGATGTATTGAATCGCTTCGGTGAACCGCCACGACGCGAGCGCCTCGACGCCCCGGCAATAGATCATCGTCGGATCGTCGGGCGCCAAGCGGTACGCGTGCCGCCAATGCTGGACGGCGAGCTGCAGATTCCCCGCCTCAACCGCCTCGTTGGCGAGATCGAAGAGTCGGAACGCCTCTTTGTGCTTCGCCTGCGCGTACGTGATGCGCGACTCGACGCGGACGGCGGTCATGCAGGCGCTTGCATCACTGCGAAATTCCGCCAGCGTGGCACGAGCGATTCCACCAACAGGCGCGTCGCATCATGCAACAGCATCTTGTCGCGGTTCATCGCGTACCAGTCGGCCACTTCCCAAACGCCTTTCTGCGCGCGCCCCGCACCCATCCAGTCCGCGACCATCTCGCGCACGAAATTCTCCGGCATTTCGAGTGCGACCAGATCGCCGGAGTCGCGCTTCAGGAGCCAGTGCTGCCAATGGTGCGGATTCAGGTGGACGTGATGCAGCCACGCGCGATCGAACGGTGCATTGGCGCCCGGATTGTAGCTCGCGCTCGCGCCACGCGGATCGCCGGCGACCTTCGGGCCGTAGAACATGCGCACGTAGGCGAACCATTCACTCGGCAGGAACTTCGACCAGTCGTGAATCAGTAGGCGCCAGAGCGGCGCGCCGGTGCGCAGTCCTGCGACGAGCACAAACCATTTGTGCCGCAGGACATAGCGGAGATAGCGGAGGTGCGCGTTCATCTCCGATCGTTGTGATGCTTCACGGCCGCGTCGACCGCTTGTTCGAGTTGTACGAGGAAGTGCCCATCGCCGAGTACAATGCGGTGCGTCGGCTTGTTTCCGGCGCCGCATTCAATCACGACGTTGTGAGTCGCAGCGAGCGCGGCAAGCGATTTCATCATCGCGTGCAGGCGGCCGTAATCGCTCGTCTCCGTAGCACCGGCGAGCTGCCAGCCCTCATCGAACGTCTCGCTCGGATCGCCCGTCACCTTCTGTCCGTGCTTGTCGACGATGACCGGCTGCTGCGCGGGATCGAGCCCTGCGAACGGGCCGGAGACGGGCAGCTCGTTCGGATCGTACTTGTTGGAGTCTTTCATGTTTCTCCTTCGGAAGAATTGGAACAGAAAAACGGCGGTCATTATCCGTTGTCTTGGTAATTCGGATTCATCGCCATGCTCTTCTTCGCGAAGAAGCACGCTTCCTCGAGCTTCGTGCGGGCGAGGGCAGCGGTCCGCGGATCGAAGTGACTCGGCTCGATCTTCTGGAGGAGATCGCTGAACAGAATCGCGATGGCGTTCGCTTGCGCTTGTCCCTGCTCATTCAGCTTGTGAAATGCGAATGCGTCGTGCATGGAACCTCCGTGAGTGAGTTAGTGCGTGTGCGCGAGTCGTTGCCACGAGCGCGCCGTCGCGGCGCCGTGTGCGAGCAACGCGCGTTCGGCGGGCGAGAGTGGTTGTTCCGCGAAGTCCAGCAAGGCGCCGAGCTGCTCGCGCACCCGCTCTTCCGCGCGCGGTGTCGCGTACTTGGGGAGCGACACGGTCTTGGGCTCCGCGATCCGTCGGTTCGTGGGCAGGGGATCGTTGACGCGCGCGAACGGGCGGAGCGTCGGCGCGAGTGAGCACCAGCAGAAGGGATGCGGCCACTCGGGGACCATTGTCTTCGGAAACCAGCCCGGCCCGCCGCCGTAGAAATCGCTCGTCGCCAGCGCGTCACAGATGTCCGCTTTCGGATGCGCAGGCGAGAGTGTCCACACGTAGCCCTCGATCAGCGGATCCGCGAGCCCGTTCGTCTTCAGCGCGTTGCCGTACGCTGTGTGCAACTCGCTCGAGGCGATCCGGCGCGCGTTGTAGCGGATCTGCTTGGCCGCGCCGCGGAGATCCTCGGGGAGCTGCTTCCACGCCGTTCGCATCGCCTTCTGTGCCTCGGCCTCCGCCGTCTTGCCGAAGCGACTCGCGGGGAACGCCTGATAGAACGTCTCTGCGCCCTGCACGTACGGGCGGAGCTGCACCGCGAGATCGGCGGGGGAGATGCCTTGCAGGAGCGCCGTCCGGATGAGCGAGTCGAGTTCGGTCGCGGCGTTGTCGATGTAGTCGCGAAGCGTCGTGCGCCAGTCGGCGGCGTTCCCGTGGTAGACGGCGTAGAGATTGACGCGCGGAATCCGAATCGCGCCGAACGCCGCGCCCTCGCTCCGGGCCGCGACGGCCGACGCCTCCCGGTAGATCGTGCTCACCTCGTCGAACGTGAGCGCGCGATTGACTTGGATCGCGCCGGCCATCGTCGCATCGAGCACAGTCGCTGCGCGGACGATGACCGCGTGACTCTCGCGGAGGGCACGCCGGCGCTCGGCGGGCGTGTCGGCGTGGAGTGCCAGCAGCTCCGCCAGCACGGTGCGCGCGAAAATGTCCAGGTCGTCCGCGAGCTGTGCGGCCAGCGTGTCGGAGAGCGTGCCCGCCAAGGCGCGTGCACGCTGCGCCGCGAAGAGGTAGGCCGATGCCGCGCCAGAGGCGCCGCCCTCGAGATTAGGCGACGTCACGCGGGATCAGGACGGAATAGTGCCAGAGCAGCCACGCGGTGTACGGCGTGTGCTGTCCGGCCTTGATCTTGAGCGTGAGGGGCCACCAGATGCTCATCGGCGCGCGCCCTAGTTGAACGACGGACAATCGGACGACCACAGAATGTCGGTCCCCGAGCTGAAGGTCCCCGTCGCGGCGCCGCTCGTCGAATCCGCGACCGTCGTCCCCGCCCCTTCGTTCATCTTCCAGTAGCCGGCGAGCCCCGGTTCGGCGCCGGTGAGGCGGCGATTGTAGTTGTCGAGGATCGTCGCATTCGCGCGCGCGATATTCCAGACGCGGAGATCGGAGAGGCGTCCCGCGAAGGAGTCGCCCGCGCCGTCGCCGCCGATCTTCCGCAACGTCGAGCCGATGGTGCGCGCAAACGTGCTGTTCGCGGTGTTGTCGTGCTGGACGCCGTTGACGAGCCAGCGCTGGAAGCCGCCCGCGACCGAACGCACGTAGGCGATATGTGTCCACAGATTGAGCGTCGGCGCGAAGGTCGACTGATTCGCGCCGAACATGCCGAGCACGCCGTTGGAGGCGTTCTGCATCATCGTGATGTCGAGGCCGCTCGACCCGGTGCAGAAGATGCCGCCCTGCGCGCCACGACTCGCGAGCACCTTGATCCAGCACTCGATACAGAACTCGTTCGGCATTGCGCCGGCCGAGAGCACGCTTCCATTCGGAAGCGCGATCGACGGCGTCGTGTGCGTCGTGCCGTAGAGATCGACGGAGCCGGCCTTCTCCACCGGCGCGCTCGTCCCGCCGCCCATGAGCAGATTCATGTAGCTCATGCGGTCATCTCCTGCGGATGGTCGAGCATCGCGCATCCTTCCGGCGCGCAGTCCTGCAGTTCGTCGTCGGGTTCGTCGGCGCGCGGCCGCTGGACCGTGCCCATGCCGAGCGATGGAAAGCGCGCCGCGGGACAGTTCACCGCGTGCCAGTTGTCATCGCGTAAGCAATGCGCGCACATCACGCGTCTTTCCTCCACGCGACGAGACACACGAAGCCGACGAAGAGGAGGAAGGCGACGAAGAGGAGCAGCCCGGCGGTATCGTCATTCATCGGCGCACCTTCACCCGGCGCGTATCGAGACGCAGCCGTGGCTTCCCCGCGAACGCCTTTGCGTACGACGCGGGGTAGACTTGGACGTCGCAGTTGAGCTGCAGGCGCGAGGAGGCGACCTTCGACTGCTTCACGCAGTCATCCGACCACCGCCAGCGCACATCCGTCCACTTCCCGGTGCGTCCCTCATCGACCCACGCCTTGGGATCGCCGTAGCGCGTTGCGAAGTCCGCATCGCTCAGCGTGATTCGGAAATCCCAATCGCGCGGCTTCTCATTCGCGTCCATGAGCGCCGAGCCGACGAGATACACGGGCACGCCGTACAATCCGCGCAACCCGTTCGCCTCCATACGCAGCCGCTGCATCATGTAGCGATGGCTCTGGAAGCCGCCTTTTAGCTTGAGCTTCATCGTCACACCCCCGCGCGCGGGCCGAGCCGCGAGCTACCGTCGGGACGCGAGCCGATATCGGTCGACGCGTCAGTCCCGGTGAGATCGCCGCCGCCGTCCTGATTCGGACCGCCGGCGCCGGACGCGGTGAGCTTGGGGAACGTCTCGGCTTCCCGCGCCTTCGCTTCCGCCGCGCGTTCGGCCGCGAGCTGCATCGCCTTGAGCCCGGCCTTGGCTGCGACGGGCGTCAAGAGCGCTTCGGCTTCCTCGAGCGAGATCTTCCCGATGGCCGCGAGCTTCAACCCCGCGATATAGACCTGAAAGTCGGGCGGGAGCGTGATGGAATTCGTCTCCATCAAGTCCAAGAGCTCGCGCGCCTTCACGTCGGCGATCAGTTGATCGTCGTTCGCCGCCACGCCTTGCCAGCCGACAATCTGTTGCGCCGCGGCGACCTTGCCCTCGATCCCCACGGGGACCGCGCGATCGGTGCCCAGGATGCGCTTCTGGAGCCGCTCGATGCCGACGTCGGGGTCACTCGGGAGGAAGTCCGACGAGCGCGAGACGGAGAACGCCCACCAGTGGCGAGCCTCGGTCGGATGGAGGATCTGCGCAATGCGCCAGGCGCACGCGGCCTCGGCGTCGTCGATCGCCTGTTTGGTGAGATTGAGGAACGCGCCCGCGCCTTTCGCGACGTCTTGCCGGGCCTCGGTAGCCGTGCGCTGCTTCGCGCTCTCGCCGTACGACTGGTGGGCGGTGTTGAAGAACTCCTCGACCTTTTGCTTCAGCACCTCGCTCGACACCGTCGCTGACTCGACCCCCGGCGCGATGTACTCGTTCGGGTGTTTCTGCTCGTTCGTCTGATGAAGCGTATTCGAGCCGGCGGAGATGCTCGCGCAGTTGGTCTGATACTCATCCCGCGTGCCGCCCAGATTGAGCTTCGGGAAGTTGGCGGTCCGCAAGATCGCATCGCGCGCGGATTCCTGATTGAAGATCGCGAGCTGCTTCCGCGCCCAGAGGTAGCCCACGTCACGCTTCATCGGGAGCTTGACGCGGAAGATCGGCAACGCCGGGTCGCCACGTGGCGATTTGAAGGCGTAGCTGCCGTAGTCGAGATCCTGGACGCCCCGATTGCTCGCATCCAGTGCGATGACGGTGCCGGGCAAGGCAGGCTGGGACGCCCGCTTCTCGAGCTGGTAGCGCTGGTAGCCGTCGAGCCGGTAGTGCATGAACTGCCGGACGACGAGATCGGGATCGTCGGTGAGCGACATGCGCGCGTCGACGTCCTCTTCCACCAGCACTTCCACGATCTGGCCGTCTTTGACGCGCCAGTTCGGGACCGCCAAGGGCGGGATCGTCTTCACCATTGGCGCGCCGGTCGGGCTCGTGAAGCAGAGCAGCCAATCCTGGTGCACGACGCAGAGGTCGATCAGGAGCTGCTTGAACACCATGAGCCAGCCGTCGCCCTCGGGGTTCGCGTGGCGCCAGAGCTGGCCGAAGGTCGAGCTGGGGTCGTCGGCATCGCCCAGCCCGAAGCCGTCCTCGTCGACGGTGACGCGCGTCGCCTCGTCCTCGACCGCGAAGAGCATCCCGGCTAACCCGTCGACGACCGTCGCGAAGTGGTTCGTGAAGTCGACCGTGCGCATCCGCTCTTCGAAGGCGCGGTCATGCTCGCCGGTCGCGCGCTGGACGAGATAGCGGGGGAGCTTGAGCGGGTCCATGATGTCGCCCGAATAGACATCGGTCGCGACGATCCATTTGGGCTTGCCCTTCGTGAACTCGGGATGCTCGCGCTCGAGCCACGTCCGCTGCGCGTCGGGGCCAGAGCCGCTCGCCGAGGCCGCCATCCCGCTAGTCGTCTGTGACGGGGCGATCGAAGTGGCCACGCGGCTCTCCCGAAGAACGATCCTGATAGCGGTGCATGAAAACAGAAACGCGGCCACAGTCCCCTCGAGAGAGGGAAGTGCGGCCGCGGTGAAGCGAACCATTCCGAATTGTTAGCGCCTTGAACCTATAAGCTCACGGCGCGGAAATCTATAGCGGTAACAGCATCGCCGAGCCCTGCGCGTTCCGGGCGCCCGACTGCCGGCATTCGATCGCTAGCGCGAGCGCGTTCACGCAGTCGTCGTGCATCTCGTCCGGCGCCGAGTACTTCACGCGTCGCGTCGCCGGGGAGTACTGATATTCGAACGCATCCAGCTCGCCACGGAGCACGGCCCCGAACAACGACACTTCGCGATGCTGCAGCGCGACCGTCAAGCGCTCCATCAGATGTTGCTTGCTCGTCGCAGTATATACGATGCCGCGAAGGTTGGGGCAACTTGTGGTCAACGTGCCGATCGCCTGTTGGCGCGCCGCTGCCTCGGCCTGCTGCTGCGCGTAGTACGCCTGCGTGCGTGCCGCGGCGGTGCTGCCGAGTGCGGGCTCTTCGCGCGGCCGCTCGAGCGGCTCGACGTCGCCCGACTGCAGCTCCTCCAAGATCGGATCGCCGACGCCGGTCGAGTCCATGAGGCCGTACGCGCTGCCGACGAGCTGCCGCGCCACCGCGATCGTCTCGCGCCACGGCTTCTGGAAGCGCACGAACCGGCACATGCGCCCGCCCGCGTCGAGCGCGATCAGCACCGTCCAATCGGTGTACTTGGCGACGTCGACGCCCCAATAGACCGGCGTCCCGCGCGTCGCGAACCCGTGCGGGAGCGGGACGAGCTCGGACTCGGGGATGTTGAAGCACTGCGCGATCGCTTGGAGCCCGAACGGGTTCCCGGCGTCGGCGGCGGGGATCCCGCGATACTCCTGATTGAAGACTTCCTCGGGGAGATCGAGCCGCGCGTCCTCGATCTCTTTCGGATCGATGAACGGGTTGTCGATCGTCCCGAAGCGCCATGACTTCCAGCGCGGGCGCTCGCCCTGGCCCCGCACGTAGAGGTTGTGGAAGTAGCCGCCGCCTTTGGGCGTGCCCAAGAACCACGCGTCGCCTTTCAAGTCGGAGAGCGTCGCGCGAATCGCTTCCTCCCACGACGCGCGGAGGGTACGCGCTTTCCCGGCCTCGTCGATGATCACGCGCCCGTATTTCCGCGAGCGGCCCGCGTCGGGGTCGATCATCGTCCAGCACTCGATCACGCCACCGCCCAGGAGCTCGAGCCGATGTTCGCGCTCGTCGCGGTGCGTGATCACTTCACGGAGAATTTCTTTGAGGTTCCGCCACGCTTCGGAGAGGTACTTATTCGACGGCGCGAACCAGCCAACCGGCCGGCCGTCGAGCGCGCTCTCCGTCGCTAAGTCTTTCCCGAGTGCCGTCTTCCCGAAGCGGCGACCGCATTCCAGCACGTTGAAGCGCGCCGACTCCTGGACGACTTGCACCTGTCCGGGATGACGGGCGGGCAGGCGCACCGCATGTTCGACGACCGTCACGGTTCATCGTCGTCATCGTGCACGGGCGGGACGAATGGCTCGCGTACGACGCGGACGATGTGCTCGATCGGCTTTCCGTCCTTGCCTGAGATTTCCCCGCGTTCGGTGACGAGTCCGACGTGCGGCATGAGCATGCGGAGCGCGGCGTTCTTGTCCCACAGCTTGAAGTCGACCGAAAGCTCCTTACCGCTCTTCTTCCGCTTGATCGCAGCCACCGCGCGCGCAGCCGATGACGGTGCGCCGGCGGTCAAGCGCATCTGCCCCTGGAAGTTGGCCGCGTAGTCCCGAGTATCCGAGAACGCGAGCACGGCCAGCTCCGCCAACACGCGATCGGCGGTAATGCCGGTGCGCGCGCTCCGCTCGGCCTTGAGCTGTGCAACGTAGGCCGCGATGTTCGGCTGCGTGAGCAGATGCGACGCTTGGAACTTCGCGGTCTTCGGCGAGTAGCCGGCGCGGATCGCGGCGCGCGCACCGCAGAGGTCCACGATGAACTCTTCGCAGAACCGTTCCTGCTGCTGCGTCAGGGGCTTCTCCGCTGCTTCGGTTGTCGCGTCGCCCGTCTCGTCAGCCATCGCCAGTTATGAAAAAGCGGCCCCTCGGGAGTGATTCCGAAGGGCCGCGGTGAAGCGCGCCAAAGCTTGAGTTGTCTATGCAGGAGCTTCGCGAACGACGGGCGGTTGCATTCAGTCCGTGCCCCGGAGCGCAACCACCCCGGACGTGCCTGACGCCCGCCGCCGCGAAGTCCTACATCCTACTGACGATCCAAGCCTACGCTGCCACTCCGCGCGGGCGCACCGGGAAGGCGGGCATCCCGAAATAGATCATCGTTTCCACGACGTTCCGGTGTTGCTTGATCGCCTGAATATCGTGGATGTCCACTTCCGCGAGGAACAGGAGCCCCGCCTGCCAGGTGAAGAGGGCGTAGAGGAGCACGCCGCATTTACACCGGAACGTGTCCTGCACGATCGCAATGGCGCCATCTTTAATGTTGTGGCCGCGCGGACACTGAATCTCCGTGACCGCGAGGAAGCCTTTGGTGCGCACGCCGTGCACGAAGCGCCCGCTCTCACGCACGAGCGGTGTTGCGCGCGTGTCTAAGACGCGCGGACCATCCTCCGGACAATCGCGAGACGCCAGCATTCACCAGTGGTCAACGTGAAGCGGTACACACGAAGAGACGTTAATACCGCCGCGCTCGTCACGCAATTAAGGGCAGAGTGCTACGAAGTGGGCTTTCCCGGCGGTAGCAATGCGGCGATCCGCGCGGAGAGCTTCCGAAGCTGCGCAGCTTCCTCGTCTTGCGATTCGTTGTGCTCGTCCGAGTGCAGCATGACCAACGCCGCGAACTCGAGGAGCTCGAGGTCCTCTTGCGTGAAGCCAAAACGAGTGTCGTACAGCGCCAGCGCCGCAATCGCATGACTGCCGCTCGCGATGCCAGGCGTCTTCGCACCGCGCATCGTGTCTGTCATAAGCGTCCACGCGAGCGACGTCTTTTCGAATTCGTTGCGCTGGATCGCTTCCCATGCGGTCGCTGATGGCGCCGGCGCAATCTCGCCTCGCTCCTCCGCGCGCTCCCGCTCGAAGCCTTCGACGGCTTCCCGCATCGACTCAGGCATTGGTCACCTTCTTCTTTGCCGTGTCTCGCGTGAAATACACATCGTGCACCGCGCCGTAAATGCCGACCTCCTGCGTCTGTAACGCGCGCTTCGCTGCTGTGAGGGACCGAAACAGGCGCGCTTTCGCCGGATCACGGCGCCACCTGCCTTCGTCATCGAGAAACATGGTCACGCGATTCTTTCGTTTTCCGACTGAGAAGCCGAGATGGAGTGAGTCAGCCATACTCTCCCTCGAAAAGAGTGTCCCGAAAGCTACCTGGCCGGGGCGGGCTTGTCTCGCATCGAACGGCGGCGGGGCGGGGCGGATTAGCGCGGTCACTCGTCCGCGCATTCGACGCAGAGCCTCGCATCGGTGGTGCTGCGCGCGATCATGCCGCCCGCGAGGTACGCGCCACACGTTGCGCAGTACTCACGTTGCGACGCCTTTGTATGTTCGTGCTCCTGCTCGGCCAGCAAGCCCGCGCGATCCTCCCGCGGTAGTGAATACCACCACGCCAGAAGGTCGGGCGTCTCTTCATCGTCCAACTCTTCGCGCCACACCTTCCGCGCCAGCTCCTCCACCGTGATGCTCACGTCGCCGCCTTCGCGTTCATCTCGACGAGCCGCGCGAAGAGATGGTGTGGGCTATTCGTGAGGATGTAGGGGATGTCCGCGGCGATACAGCGCTGCTGAAACTCGTGCTGCTCGTCGCTCTGCACGCCGCCCGTGCTGCGCTTGCACTCGACGAACACCAGTCCGTGCGCCGGAGGCTCCGCCGCCTTGAGGCCGGTGAGATCCGGGAACCCCGCATCCTGCGTGCGCTCGGCGTTGTATTGGCCGACGCGCGAGACCGTGTACCCGCACAACTCCAGCACTTCGATGCACTCCGTCTGCACTTCACTCTCGAGCTTGTCCTGACCGTCGCTGCGAACCAACTCTTTGAGCGCAGCGGTCGGCGGTGGTGGTGGCGGCGTGAAGCCCCGCTCCCGGCATCGCGGGCAGATGCCGGATTCGTGGTTCGTCCAGCTCCCGCATCTTGGTGAGGCGCAGCGGCGGGCGTGGAGGGTGCTGGCGTCGACAGTGGTCATTTCGCGCGCACTCTGGCTTCAAGTCCGTTGAGATCCTTTTGCAGCTCCCGCATGCGCTTTCGGACGCGTCGCATCGTGACGATCACGTAGGCGCTCGACACGATCGTGAGCGCGTTCACCGACCACATGACGAGCAAAATCCAGTTGATCGTGTGCGGCGTCACAGTGTGGCTCATGATGACGACCCCGCGCTCTTCTGCATGAGTCGCGCGAACGCGTACGCTGAGACGACCGGCCAGTGCCACCAGTGCAGCACGAGCAGAAAAAGCGCCATCTCAATCACAATGCCGACCACCGCAGCAACGATCGCGAGCACTACGGCGAGAACGGCGGGTGTCGATGGGCGCGGCGAGTAGCGGATTTCCATCAGTCCGCCCGCTCCGCGCGCAGCCGCACGACTTGCTGCTCGACCGCGCGATCCGTCTGCGTGTCGTCGTGGCGGCAGAGGCGGTTGATCGCTTCGACGTATTGCGCCTCGCTCCCGCGGAATCGGATCGCTTCGAGCGACGGCATCTCGTTGCCGCGATCCCACTCGGCGCACGCGCGGAAGCAGAGCTCGAGGAACTCGGCGCGATCGAGGCCGGCGGCGGTGCGCGGAGGGTCGGGGGTCAAATCCATGTGCGTCATCGTTTCTCCACTCTCAGCACGCCCGGCGCGCTGTGTATGTGGCAGTTCCCATCGTTGTCCGTGTCGCGTTCGCAGCAGCACCGTCCGATCACGTCGAGAATGCGATTGTAGGTGAGCCGCTGGCTGAAGATCGGCTGATGCTCCGCGAGTGCTCGCGTGAGTGCACGGCGAAGAGCGACCACCTCGTACTCGGCGAGATGAAGGGTCACGCGCGGATCGTCGCTCATGTCGCGCCTCCCGCCTTGCGCCGCATGGCTTCGATGATGTGCTGTGCCGCGTGATTGACGTGTATCGCGACTATCTCGCGCGGCAGTGGCGTGAGCAACGAATGCCCAGCCGCCTCCAAGCGCGCGACTTCGGCGAGGACGGCGCGGATGACGTCACCGTACTTGACGGCCGTATCCAGCAACGATGCTTCCTGCGGTTGACGATACACGTTGTCAGCTTGTGCGTTGATCTGTGAACGCAGAAGGTCGCGCGGCCCGTCGCTGGCACTGATAGCCTTCGTGTATTTGATCTGCTTCCACTCAGGGCAGACGCGCGAGTGCGGATCCCCAGCGCGAGCGCCGCAAGCGCAGCGCGGCTCTTCGCTAGAGAGGCCGAGCGCGCGCCGCCACGCTACTTCTTCCGCAGCGCTAAGCGGCTTCACGCGGGGCGGTGCATCGCTCGCCACGCGCTCCGCCGGGATGTCCTCCAACGCGACCGGCGTCGTCGGTGGACCTTCCTTCGCGAGCGGCTCGGGAATGTCGAGCAACGGCAACCCTTCCTTTGGAAGCGGCGTCGGGGTGCAGGCGAGACAGAGCTTCCGCCGTCCAACCCAGTGATACGCGAACTGGCGCTTGCACTCCTCGCACATCCCAGCGGCTTCGGTCGCGTTCATGTCGCCTCCTCGTCCCAACCGCACTTGAGGCAGTTCGCGATGTAGCGTGACGTGATCAGCGTCGGCAGAATGCGCCATCCGACCTTCACCGAGCCCGTGGGATAGCTGTAGTTCAGCGAGGCGCCGCAATTCGGGCACGGCTTGCCGACGTACGCGCCCGGCGTGGTATCCTCGGCTTGCATGGCGCTCCTCGGTGGGCCTTCACGGGCGAGAGGCGCGCGCAGATGCTTCGGCATGGACTCGGCGCACGGTCCATTGTGCTTGAATCCGCCGCATTTGCATCGCTCGTTGTCCATCGCCCTCACTCCCCGATCGAATCGGCGAGCGCGAACGACGACCGCTTGGCGAGGGCGAGCGGCGTCATGTCTCGAGCGGCCAAGCCTGCGGCGTAGCTCGACTCCGCGATCTCGATCGCGAACGACGCGACGGCCCGCGCGATCGCGGCCGAGAGATCGGCTTCGCGCTTGCCCTGCCACTTCTCGCCACCATCCAGCGCGTCCGCGCCACGCACACGATCGGCCCGCGACGCCGAATCGCTCGAGACGGCGAACCGATGGATCGTCGCGTGAATCGCGTTCTTGACCGTCGCCTCGAGATCGTCGTGCGTGACGAGCGGCAGCTCCTTCTGCTCCCGGAAGAGCGGCAAGATGATCTCGCGAATCGCGCCCACGTCGCCGTCGATCGTGCGCGCCTCCGCGAAGTAGCCCTCCTCCTTCGTCTTCTTCGAGAGCTTCTCGAGATCCTCGGCGCGATGCTCGAGCGCCGTCGTGGTAAGCGAGAAATCCCGCGCGGTGCGGAGCTTCACGGGCGTGGGCGCGCCGGCGGCGGTGGCACGGGCGGGCGAGTCGGCAAGACCAAGGGCGGCGTTCATGAGAATCTCCGGCTGGGGTTGGGGATTGTTGTGCGAGAGGAGGCGCTGTTGCACGTGAAACAATTAGGAGCGAAACGAGACGAAAGACCTCTGAATCCGTCCGGTCCTTCGGCCACCACAACCCCCCTTTCAGGGGGTTGTGTGGTGTGCAGAAATGGACAAAATGCATTTTGCACCGTGTCCGCACCGTGTCCCACGCGTGGTAGTACCGTGTCCGGTGAGTTAATCACTCGGGACACGGGGTTCGGACGCGCTCGCCGGATCACCACCGGAAGGCATCGTGACATAGGTTGGAGCGGTCGCGCTCGCGACGTACTGACAGCGACCTTCGCCGCCTTCGTCACGGATGAAGCGCTGCTCCTCGAGGTGGCGAATGGCGTCATCGATCACGGAGGCCCGTCCGCCGATCGATTCGCGAATAGCCCTGAGGCTCGTTCTCGGACTGACGCGCACAAAGTCCAGGATCCGCTGGATCAGTGATGCACCGTCCGCATTCGCCAACACAAACTCTCCGCCCCCGAAGCGCATCTCGAAATCGCTCACGGGGAACCGGCCCTGCAACTTCACCGTCCGAAGCGAGTCGCGTTGATCCTCTGGCCGAGTCATCTCCGCCAGGACGTCGACGCCACCGCCGATCGCGCTCGAGCCGCGGAATCCGCCGCCCTTGTTGTTGTGGTGCGCGATGAACAGCCCGAACTCGTTCTGGTGCGCAGCGTTACTCAGTCCCTGGACCAAGGGCTGCATTTGCGCCGCTGAATTCTCATCTTGCACGACGCCCATCCCGTAGGCGACGAGGGTATCGACGACGACGAGAACAGGTTCGACACGCGCCGCGACTTCGAGGATGTGCCCGATCCGCTCGTCTGTGGTGCCGTTCACGTGGTCGATGAGGTGCACGCGCCGGTGGTCAGCTCCAAAGTGTTGGAGTCTGCGCGCCAGGTCGCCCAGGGACTCCTCGAGTCCCGCGATCAGCACATTCCCACACAGACACGCGGCGCCAAGGAAACGACCGCCGGTCGACACCTGCATGGCGAGAAAGCCGATCAGTGTCGACTTGCCCGCCTTGAGCGAGGCGGAGAAGAGCGTACTGCGCCCAGTCCAGACGAGGCGTGGTACAACGGCCTCGGGGGGCCGCATCAATTCCGGATCCGCGAGCACTTCGTCGAGCCGCCACGACCGACGTGACGCGCGGCGCTCGCGTTGAATCACCAGCTCGAGCTCGGCATCGGTGCCGCCGGCGTCGAACCAGTCCGTGACATCCTGCTTCTCTTGGAGGCGGGGCAGCTGCACGACGTGCGCGGTCGCCCCATAGGCGGCGAGCGAGTTCGCAATGAGCTTCGCGTGATTCCGGCCGGCGTCATCGTTGTCCGGCATGATCACGACGTCTGGCGCGCGCGTGAGCGCCTCCGCCATGGAGTCGCGCCACTTTCCCGCGCCCATCGGGGACGTGGTGGCGACGTGTCCGCGGTTGATTAGTGTCTGCGCATCTTTCTCTCCTTCGACGATGTAAATGCGTTTCCCGAGCGCGACCGCTTCGATCACCGCGGGCAGATTGAAGAGCACGGGCTCGACGTCGCCCAGCCCCGCGATCCAGGTGCCGTCCGCCGCGTAGCGAAATTGGCGGAAGGTCTTCGGCACGTACCGCCGGGTCTGGAAGAGCGGCTCGCCGTGCGCGTCGGTGTAGGTGTATTGATCGACGAGCGTGAGGCCGTTGCCGCGCCCGTGTCCGTTGCCCCCGTTCGACGGCGCCCGATCAGCGCGCGGTGCGAAGAGCTGCGATGGCTGCATACCCGCGCTCCGCACGATCGCATCGAACGTGCAGCCCGCGTGGCACTTTGTGAGCACCTTGCCGTCCCGGCCCACCGAGACGGAAAGCGAGGCGGTGCGATCGTCGTGCGCCGGACAGCGGGCAATCCAGTAGCTCCCCTTGGGCTGCACGCCCGCGAGGCGACCGAGGAGATCGCCAAGCGGGCCGTGCGGAAGCGAGGAGCCGTGTCCGATGCTGTCAGCCACGCGCTTCCTCGCTGCGTTCATCATTCCACAGGGAGGCCAGCTCCTCTTGCGACAGGCACGGGTAGAGTTCGCGCTGGCGGTCCGTCATCTCCGACCACGATGGCCCGAAGACGGCGGGCGGCGTCTCCGGCTTACGGGGCTTTGCTTTCTTCTGTGAGCGAGCGGCGCGACGAAGAGATGCGCTCATCGTGGTTCCTCCCCGTGCTCGAACCGCGCGGCCCGACCGCTCGCATGCCAAGAGTCGAAATACTTCCGAGCGTTCGCATCCGTCTCTGGGTTTGAGAATTCCCAGCAGTCGCAGTGCCCCGCCACGAACCAATCGAGAAGCCAAAGCGACCGCTGCGCCTGGAAGTCCGGGCGTCCGGTGTCCCTCAGTGGTACGCCGAACCTCCAGACGTCGTGCTCGCCAAGCTCCCCGCTGACGAGATAGACGGGTTGTCCGGTGTGCACTGATAGCTCATGGCAGAGTTGCGCCTCGTGCTCCGTCGGAGAGGCGCCTTTGACTTCCAGGTACGCCGTCTCTTGGATCCAAAAATCGGGTAGGTACATACCAGAGGGGAGGCGATACCCTTCCGGCTCGTAAATCCACGTCGGCAGTTCCTTCACTGCGCTGAGCGCGACGGCCCATCGCGCCTCCAATCGAGAGCGGAATCGGTAGCCGCGATACCGCGTCTCGATGGCGCGGATAGTGTGCTCGCTCATGCGGCGATACTCCGCATCTCGAGCTCGCCCCGCAGTCGCGCGTTCTCCTCGAGCAGCGCGTGATACGCGTCCACGATCGCGCGCGCGTGCTCCGTGTCCGGTTGCGGCACGGGCCCGAATCCGCCGGCGTGCTTCGTCAGGGCGGCGATGTGATCAGAGAGCGCGTGCGCGCGGGCGATGACGTTCATCATCTAGCCGCCTTGCGATCAAGGGCTTCGAGCAGCTCCACGCGATTGACTATGAATGCTGCAAGACTGATCAGGCGCTCGCGGGAAGCGCACTGGATGTCATCGAGCGTGAACATGTCCCACGCGCACGGATTGCTCGTCTCGCACTCGGCGGCGATGTCGAGAAGCACCGCATCTCGCGGGCTGTCGCCGTTTGCAATGACTGCGCGAACGGAGGCGCGCATGATCTTGGGCGCGTGCCAGGAGGGGTCGTGAATGGTGCAGCCAGCGGGATAGTTCCTTACGAACCATGCTGCGAATTCCCGTTCGGCCTTCCTCTCATTATTCATGCTCACGCATCCCTCCGAATTGCTTCGAGCACGAGCCGCCCTTCGCGAATCTTCTGCGCGAAGTTGCGGAGCTGTCCGGGCGTGAACTCGCGCGGGCCGCGATCGGCGCACTTCTCGAAATAGCGCTCCACGAGAGAAAGCTCAGTCGCGGACTCGCGCAGCTCGTCGGCAGCGCCGCGCACGAGCTTGAGGGGCGGGCGGATGGAGGTGGTCATGCGAACACCAGCGGCATTTCGGTATGGCGCACGCCATCGAGCAACGCCTTCTCTCCGCCGCGCTTGTCAGGGAAGCCGCCGAGCTGCTTCAGGAAGAACGCGACGCCCGCGCGCGCACAGTCGTCGCGGAGGATGCGCGCCCAGTTCAGATCGAAGGGACGCGGACTAGGTCCGCTCTCTCCGCCCGCGATCACCCAGTCGATGCGCCCCATCCGCCGTCCCGGCACGAACGCAACCGGCGGATGATTCGGCCACTCGAGCACGTCCACCCCGATGAAGTCCGGGTCCATCCACGCGAGCTGACGATCGGCAAGTCGCTCATATGGATTCACCCGCGTGAGGTGCAGCGGGGCGAGCAATGGCTCTGCCGAGATGAATCGGACCGCGGCGGGGAACTGACAGAGGAGCGCGGCGCGGTAGTCGTATCGCTGCGACTCGACACTCACACCAAGCCAGACATTCGGATAGCCGGAGTGGCCCCAGTCGCGCGGCAGATGTTCGGCGATGCGCTCGGGGCGCTTCGTGAGAATCTGATAGGTGTGGTGCGGCGTCCGGCGGATGATGTCCCATGCCTCATCGCGCCACTGATCGGCGTCGGCGTGAAACCAGTCCGACCACGAGCACGTGAAGATCGTGCGCGGCTCTTTCCATTTCAGCGGGTCCGCGAACTTTGTCTTCGATCGACGCACCACCTCGGGATCGTGACCGTACTGCCGCTGCTCCTTGAACATGTAGCAATGCGCGCAGCCGGGGCTCACGCGCGTGCAACCCATCCACGGATTCCAGGTGGCTTGCGTCCATTCGATCGCGGAGGTTTCAGCCATTCGCCACCACCTCCGCGCCGTTCTCAACGACCTGGCGAAGCCGCGCGATCTGCGCATCGCGCGCGGCGAGTTGCTCGTTCAGCGCGCGCCCCTCCGCACTGCGCTCCGCGAGCTGCCGGCGAATCGCGCGGAACTCTGAGACGAGGCGTGACACATCGGTATTGAGCAGCTTGAGGGTATCGATGGACATGCCTCTGCCGGAGTGCAGCAGGGCGCGCACGCGCGATTCGATCGCCGCGAGCTCCTCTTCGGTGTGTGGCTCGCTCATGCGACCCCCGCGCGCTTCATGGCGCGAGCGAGGAGGCCCAAGCGCTTTCCGTATTCCACGCTGGCGGCCTCGTAGCGCTCAGCGAAGAACTTGATGTGGCGTCGAACGATCGGCTTGTGCAGCTGCTCGCGATTCGAGCGGACATACTCCACTAGTTGATCGGCGTAGTGCCGCTGCGTCGCCAGTGCGAGCTGCGCGCGAATCTTGGCGTTCAGCACTGGCTTCGGCATCTTCGCGCTCATAGCGCATCCCCCAGTGTCGGTCGAATCAAATCCTCGAGTTCGCGAACCTGTTTGATCGCGACCTTGAGAAACGTCCGCCCGCTCGAGAGATCGCCATTCCCGCGCAGCTTGCGCTCGGCGGCGAGGAGGCTCTTCTCGATGGCGATGCAGCGGTCGTAGATCGCGAGAAACGGCTCCGTCCGAAAGTCGGCGTCGCTCACCGGGCCCCTCCCGCATCGTTGTAGCCGGGGATCGGGTCCGGCGTCTGGATTCGCTCCAGTTGGGAGATGCGGAGCCCGCACGCGCGCAGCTGCTTGGCGACGTCCGCCTGCAGGACGGTCCCCGCGATCGCAGCGTCGCGATTCATCGAGTTCCACGTCGTCTGCAACTCTGCGAACTGCGCGCGCTCATTCGTGAGCTCGAGCGCCAGCGTCTCCGGCGTCATGGCGGTGGCGGTCATGCGGACACCGGGGCGTCGTCTTCGTCATCGATGCGGGCGACGAGCCTGCGAAGACCCGCGACCTGAGAGTCGAGACTAGAGAGAGTCGTCTCGGCGCTCTCAAGCTCAGTCTTCGCTTTCTCGATCTGACTGCGCGTGTCCGTGACCTCGTTCCCGAGATCGTCGATGCGGGAGATGAGATCGGCGTAGGATTGCGCCTTCATGCTGCACCTCGCATCAGCCGCAGCTCGTCGCGTTCACCCGGGCCGACCGGCCACTGGCCACGCGCGAGTAGATGCGCTTTCGCGAGCGCGATCGTCCGGCATCGCTCGGCGCGCGTGAATCGGCGCCACGGCACGCCGGGATAGAGCAGTCGCTCGGCTTGGGCGATGAGATCGACGCGGCGCGGACGGTTGGGGGAGCGACGGCGGCGGGTCATCGGACCACCGGCCGCTTCGTCGGCTTCCACCACAGCAACACCTTCGGCCGCTCCATCGGCACCATCGTGACGGCGTCGAACACGTCCATCCCCATCGATGCGGCGACGCCGAGTTCGATGCGCGCGCCTTTCGACTTCTCCCATCCGGGGAGGAGCGCGATCGCGTTGCACCGGACGAGCTGCGCGAGACCGTTGCCGAGATATTCCTCGTACGGGCGCGTGGTGTCGCCGCCGAATGTCTCAGCTGGATTCTCGACCTCGCGACCCGTGGCGCGGAATCGCGCGGCGGCGGCGTGAAATGCCGGGTAGTTGTACTCGGGGAGACCCGTCATTGGGCCGGCGATGTAGACGCGGCTCATGCTTCCCACCCGATCCACGCGCCGTTGCTGCGCGCGATGTCGCGGTACATCTCCACACTCGTTCCGAGGCTTTCCGCCGCGCGCTTCCGCATCTCGCGGTGCATCGCCTGGCTCCCCGCCGCGCAGCGGAGCTTGAGCCGGTGCGCCGCGAGCATCGCGTACGCTTCCGGCGAGTGACGATGGCGGCGATTCGGGCGGAGACGACCACCGAAGGCATCGCGCGTGCGAGGCGGTTTCGGGCGCGGCCCCGGCTTGCGCGCGGGCACTTCAGCGCCGCCCGGTGCAGCGCCGATCGCGGCGATGGCAGCAAGGATGCCGAGATTCCCGAGGCGGCTCATCGCGACACCTCGAAGAGCGAGGGTTGCGCGGGCAGGATCCCGCCGGCGACATACGCGTCGCGCTCCGCCTGCGTCCACCACCCGGAGGTGTGTCCGACCGGCGGCAATTCGGCGAGGAGATAGCGCCCCGTGATCCCGGCGATGCGGCGCGTGCCGCCGCCGATCATTGACATCGATTCGGCGCGCTTCACTGGGCACCCGCCAGCCCAAAACGAGCCCCGACGATGGCGCACGCGGGCCGATCGCCAGCGGTTTCGAGGTACGTTTTAGGGACGCTTTCGGGAGCGCGTAGAGCGGCCTCAGCGGCCGATTTCTCGCCGTTTCCTACTACTTTATCCGCGTTTTGACGGAAAGAGGCCCTATCGCGGACAGCCCGGTGTGAAGCGGTCGTCAGTTCAATCCTGACCGCTGGCTCTATGTTAAAAGCGCCTGTTGGACCATAACGCCTCCGTGACCGGGGGCGTTCGTGCGTGAGGTTCATTTTAGGTACGGTTTCGGGTGAGTGTTGGGGCTGGTTCGAGGGCCTCATCGCTTGGTCTCCAGCACGCTCGCGGCGCGCTCCATCCGCTCCTTCCGCTTCTTCAAATAGGCCCGCGCCTGCTTCATGTCGCGGTCCCCGATCCACTGCATCCCGAGCCGATCGTCGCCGGTCCGATCCGCGACATCGCCGGCGACCATCTTCCGGAAGCCGTGCACGGCGCGGTACGGGAGGTGCTCGACGTTCGCGTCTTTCTCCGCCTGAGTGAGCGCGATCCAGAGCGACTGATAGCTCCACGGGAGGTTCCGCCCCTGGCGGTTGTGGCCGAATGCGGGGAGTACCCATGGTGAGCGTGAGAGCTGCTCGGCCCGGATCCGCTGCGTGTGATTCATCCGCGTCCACTCGCGGCCGGTCGGGAGCTCGGCCCAGAGGCGCGCGGTGCGAAAGGCGCTGATCGCTTCCCACGTCATCGGGTGCACCAGCTCCTCGCCGTTCTTCTGATACGCGGCGGGCCAGATGATGAGCCCTTCCTCGAAATCGATGTCCTCCCAGCGGAGGTGCAGCACGGCGTTGGCGCGCTGGCCGTGATGGCCCGCCAGCATGAGTGCGACCCACGGCCGCCACGTCCGGTTGGACTGGGGATTCATCTTCGTGAGCAACGCCGTGAACTCGGCCTCGGTGTACTCGGCGGGCTCATTGACCTTCGCATCCTTCGGGCGCTTCCACCGATGGAGCGCGAGCTCGTTCGTGCGGACGAGCTTCCGCTGCTGGCCCCAGTTGTAGACCACACGCACGACGTTCAAGACTTGGCGAATCTGGTTGATCGCCATATCCGCGGCGCGTCCGGCTTCGATGAATTGATCGAGGTGGAGGAGCGTCGTCTCGTCGACCGGCGTCTCGGGCGTGCGGAACGCCATCCATTTCTGGAAGCGGGCGCGGTAGGCGATCTTCGACGTCGGACGGAGATCCGTGAAGGCGGGCGCATTCGCGTACGCGTCCCACAGCTGCTGATGCGTCACAGGCGTGTGCGCGACGGGCTTCTTCTTCGCTTCCTCGAGGCGCGCGCGCTCGTGCTGGTACGACTGCGCCCACAGCACCGCGGCGCGCCGTCCCTCGCGATCGTCGGTGAAGATGCGCTTGTGCTTCCCGCCGGCGGAATCACGGTGGGCAACCTCGACGCGCTTCCGCTTGAGGTCGACGACGGCCTTCACCTTGTCGCCGCGGGAGCCGCCCTCGTAGAGGACTTTCCGGCGCGGGCTCACGCGGCACCCGCCCGCGCATCCGCGCGCGCCGAAGCTTCCGCATCGGCTTGCACCTGTGCCAGATCGATGCGACGCGGGAGAACAACTTCGCGATACTGCCGCTCGCGTGAGTTCGTCGGCGCGCGCCGCGCATTCCCGTCGCGCTCCCATGCCTCGTATTTCCCGCGGAGCCACGCGCGCCCTTTGCCCGTGTAGAGCATGGCCTCGGCTTCTGAGCGCCACGTCAGATACGGGAGCGCGGCCACACGGACGGCTTCGCACAGCTCCTCGAGTGTCGCGAGTGAGACCTGTGTCACACCCCGGCGCTCGAGCACCTTGGCATCGCTCCGCGCGTCCGCGAGCACCTGTTCGAGCGATTGGCTCATCGCGCGAGCTCTACTGCGAATTGCACGAATGGCTCGAACGATCCCTCGCACGGCTGTCCTGACGACCAGTAGTGCCCGCCCTTGCGGGGGACTCGTGCGAGTTCGCGCATCTCATGCTCGTTCTGAGTGAACGCGCCGACCTTGCCACAGGTCGAGCAGCGATAGAGATGCACGATCATTCGTCCACCTCGACCCATTCGGGCTCGGTGAGAATGCGCCGATGCACGAACACGTCCTGGGATTCCAGGGTGAGTAGCGTGCCATCATCGCCGTACGAGATCGCGAAGTTGTCGGTATCGGCTACCCGCTCCCAGCGCGCCACATCTTGTTGCTGCTCGATCGGAATAGGGCGCACGTCGCGTCGGTCCCCGCCCCAACTCGCCGTCCACATTTCAGCGACCGAGTGAAACTTCACGGCGTCGTTGAGGTTATCGACGATGGTCGTAGACTCGCCCATGTAGCGCGGATTTTCCGAATGGAGTCGGAACACCCAAAGCCGCTTCTTCACGGCGCCACCGCCTTGGGCTTCTCGATGAACGGATCCATGAACAGCGAGAGCTCGTTGCGCGCCTTCTCGTGGCGATGATGCGCGCGTACGGCGCCCTGCGTGTCGCGTCCGGGATTGAGCGCGACGTCGCGGGCGGACTCGACGAGTTCCCGGACGTGTTTCCAGAATGCGCGCTGCTGGTCGAAGCTGAGGAGCGGGGGAGTCATGCTTTCTCCGCCTCGCAGTAGTGCGGGTGCTTCGAGGCCATGTGACGCGCGAGATTCTCGAACGTGCGACTGCACGCGGGACAGACTCCGTTCTTCACGCGGTTCTTGATCTTGGTGACTTGGCCGCGCGCAGCGGCGACCTGGCGCGCTTTCGCCTCGACCCGACGAGTGAGGTGCTCCGCGTGCGCACGCGACTGCTCGAGCTTGTGCTTCTCGCGCGCGAGTTCGTCACGCAGCTTGGATGCCTCGCTCGTACGTCCGGGCACGAAGGTGTGGCCGAGCGGGCAATGCATCGACCAGTTACCGCCGCGATCGATCCAGAACTCGTACAGACTCTTGCCGACAACGAATTCCGTACCGCACCAGCATTTCACGGGAGCGGACGCCTGTTCGACGAACACCTGTGTAATCGGATTGAAGCTCATGCGACCTCCGTTGTCGCCACGAGGTTGCGGCTCTTATGGACTTCGCGGTCGTACGTCGCGCGGAGCGTGGCCGCGTCTTTCCCGGTCGCGCAGCGTGAGCAGACACCCATCCGCGAATAGCGATCGACGCGCGACCAGGTGCAGCCGCCCGGGCACCGCTTCTCGTCGGAGCACGCACAGCCCACGCAGCGGGCGATGGCTTCGCGGCTCATGCGCGCACCCCCTGCAGCTGTATAGCTAGCCGTAGCGCGTCTGCGGCCAGCGTCACCAGCGCGTCGTGACGCTCCTCCGGTGATGTGTCGGTTGCGATCACCTTGAGGGTCGGCACCTCGCGTGCGTGCCACCAATCCGCGATCAGATGAGACACCGACTCGCCGTTTCGCTCAGGACCAGCGACAGCGAGCTTATCGAAGACGGCGCGAACGATGTCCGTCGCCTCATCGGTCGCGTACACATGCTGCAAGCGCGTCTTGAATCCGGATGCGCGTGCCATCAGAACGGAAGCTTGGAATCGTCCACCTTCTGATCCCCGACGAACGTCGCCTTCCCGGACCGCGTGACCCCTTTCGCCGCGTCAATCATCGATTCGAGTGTGCGGACCGTCGCGCGGAGCTGATGGACCGACAGCCCGCTCGCTAGCTGCGCTTTCTGGCCTGTGATGAATCGATCGTTCATGCAGGGATGCTTGAGCAGCTCGAGCGCCTTCGACTTGAGTTGCCCGGGCGTGAGCCCTTCGGTGCCATCGGGGGCCTGGTCGACATCCTCGACAGCAGCAGCGGGAGCAGCAGCCGGCGCCGGCGTGGCGATGCACTTCGGATTCTCTCCGCCAGGCGAATCCTGGACGGCGCCGGCGTCGACGGCTGATTCTCCCTCCGCTCCGCTCTCCTGCGTAGCCTCTTGCGAGGCGTCCTGCTTCGCGATCTCCTCGTCCTTCTGGCGCGCGTCGAGCACCGTCGCGAGCGCGAGCTGGAAGTCGGGCTCGGTATCGTTGTCCACGGTCCAGAGCAACGCCGTGCGCATCTGGACGGGGGTGAGTGAGTCGAGCCGCTCGCCCTTCGAATTGCCGCGCGGGATGATGAACGCTTCCGCATCGGCAAGCGACATCGTGCGCTCGCGGAGCATCTTGTCGTCGCCCTTCTCGAGACGGAGCGGCTGGCCGTCGGCGGGGCTGCCGAGATCCTCAGGGGCCGGAAGCGCGCGCGTCTCCGCCGCCGGCGCCAGCTCGAGCTCCTCTTCCTGCCGGAACGCGTTGAACGCCTTCTCGAGCGCGGGCGTCGTCGCGAGGAGCTTCCGCGCCTGGCGGATGCAACACTTGATCGCCCACCACGGCGGGCAGGGCGTCTCGTTGCCCTGATAGTCCTTGCCCCACTTCTTCGAATGCGCGTAGCGGATCGCGTTGATCTCCTCGATGCGCATGAAGTGGAACTTTGAGCGGTTGTTCGCGAGCTGGAACACCACGTAGGCGCCGATCATTGCCCCGCGATCGCCGCCCTTCCAATGCGGGATGTGGTGGATGCGCGGCTCGGTACCGCCGAAGATCTGGAAGTCTCCGCGCTCCGCTTCCTTCTCGTACACGCACCAGCCATCGACCGCACGGACGACCCGGGACGCGATGAGGATCTGCGCCATGCCCTTGTAGTCCATGATCGGCGTGCAGTGCTTCTCCCACGTCGGCTTCTGGCGGGTGCCGACGTTGACGTTGAACGGGACCATGTGCGCCGTGTCGCCGATCTCGAGGTTCCATCCGACGATCGTCGCCGCGGCGTCGAGGAGCGTCGACCGCGTGCACATGAGCAGATCGGGCATCTTGCGCATCGCGCGCATGGCGAGCGCGACGATGCGCTCGTAGTCGTCGCCCGGCGCGAGGAGCGGCGCGATGCGGGCTTTCGCCTCGGGATGGTGAAAGAGTGCTTCGAACTGCTCGACCGTACCGGGTTCCTTGGCAGCCAGCGGCGCAACTTCATTCGGCGTGTGCACGCGGAGGGCAGCGGATCCACTCATGACAGCATCCTCCGCATCGCGCGGAAGCCTTTGCGGCTCGAATGGGCGAACACGAAGACATGCTTGAGCGCCTCGTCCGTGCACGGTCCGGCGCACGCGAGGCGGTCGTTGCGCTCGATCAGAAACGCGGTCGCGAGATCTGGGACCGCCTTCCCGCAGACCACGCACTGCGGATTCTTCTGAAACGCGAGCTGAAACCGCTCGGTGTCCGCTCGCTTCATCATCGCTTTCGTGAATTCGTGCATCATTGCCCGCCTCATGTCACGTCGATAATTTTTGAGGGCGGCGCCGGGGGAATCCGGCAACGCCACGGTAGCGACGGTCGGTCCCCTCGAAGGGCCGGCCGTTTTCCGTTCTATGCTGTTCGCTACGCCGACAGGTTGCCGCTCCGGAATCCTCGGAGATTCCGCCGCAGCTCCTCGGCGCTCGTCATCGGGCGTGCGAGATGGGCGGGCCGCGTCGTCGGCGCCATGCGCTGCCGGAGCTCGTCCCGCTTGGCCCGCTGATCGGCGCGTCGCATGCGCACCGACAGGATGAGCGCGACGATCGCGATCACAAGACAACTGATCGGTAGGGCATCGTGGAGAGAGATCATCGCACACACTCCTGTTCGAGTTCGCGCGCGGTCAGGGGATGGCTCGTCAAGCGTCGCTCGGCGATCGCGCGGAGACCGAGAGCGACTTCGTGCTTGACGGATTCGATGGTTTGCCGCTGGTGCGCGCCCTGGAGCGAGCCCGCGAGATGGATCAGCTGCGACGCGGACGCGAAATGCACATCGGCGGGGCGCGTGTCGGGCACGAGTGCGGGCTTCGGCGTGATGCGGCCAGCGAGGGCGCGTCTCATGCGGTCACCCTGAGCTTTACGGCCTGCTGAATCGCCAACGCGGCAATCCGAGATAGCGAGTAGAGCCGATCAACATCGTCGTGCGATTCCGCGAGCGTGAGTTTCCACGAACGCTTGGTTATCCCGTTGTACGAGACGATGTTGACCGACACTAGCTCGTGTGTGAGCACTTCATCGGCTGACAGGCGCGCGAGGTCGATCTCCACATCAGCGAATGCGTCGGCGTGGGCAGGCTTCACCATCACCCGTGCGCGCGCGTCAGTACGATTTTGCGGCTCGCTGCTGGCTTCCATCGCCGCGATGCCATCCCGGAGTCCCGTGCACTTTTCGCACGGACACACATCGGGAGTCGGTTCGCCGGACCGAAGAGCGGAGATCTCCATCGCGTGATACATGGCCTTCGCGTTCGCGAGGATGTTCGCGCGATCTTCTGCTTCGGCGGTCTCGCCCATCGTCTCGATGTAGCCGTGATCCTTCTTCACGCGGCCCGTCGCGCTGGCTCGGGGATCGTCATCACGCCTTCGGCGGGCGTTCGCTCGAGTTGCGCACGGCGCGCGTAGATGTAGGCGGTGAGGATGGCGGGTAGTTCGAGCAGCACCTCCTCCTCGGCGCCGGCGAGGCAGGCCTCATCGATCGTGCGCAGCAGCCGCGCCCACGGACGATCGCAGCGCGTGTCATCGCGGCGCAGTTCGTTCCATGCCCGCGTGGGGAGCCGCTCGAAGTTGCCGGAGATTTTAATGAGCGCATCCCGAAACGCGCCGTCGTACTCGATGCGGAGGCGATCGCGAAATTGCAGCGTGCGCCCAAGCGTTTGCGCGGTAGTGGTAATGCTCAGACGTGCTTCGCTGCGACCATGCTGCTGCGGAACAACGTCGGCGGCAGGGGGAGGCGCGGCGCCTCGAACGCGCGCAGAGATAGGCATCGGACAGCTCACGGTAGTGATCCTGCATTCCGCTCGAGCACGGGTGCCCGGACGGTCGTACGTGGGGCTAGGTGGTGCTAGGCAGCAGTGGAGACGGAATCGGCGGCTTTCATTGGCTGTGGTCCGAAGGCTTCTTCGGGGGTGGTAATGGGTCGCATGCGACGGGCAAGCTCCTTTTCGATGACCGGATCACGGCGAACACCGGAGAGCGTCTCCGACACATGCGACTCGGGTCGCCCCGTCCGCTTCGCCGTGCGCTTGCCGTCGCCATGCTTGAGCCGCGCCTTGCGCTCCCAACGAGTTAGCGGCATCGTCACTCCGTGGAGGCCAGAAGTAATTATTACCCACGGACGGTATTCTACACGTTAAAAGTCAGAAGTCAATAGCCAACGTCATTTGACCTTATCCAATGTCGCATTGTCTCGTTTAAAGCTGCCCCCTTCCGTTGATTTGAACGCCTTTGGGCAACGCGCGAAACACGCGCGGGCCCTGTCTGATGTGGTCCGGGCCCAGCACGGGCTCCCGCGCGCCAGCGCCGTGCAGCTCGCGATTGAGATGGCGGAGATCGTGGGCGAGACGATTAATGACCGCGATACCGGGCGGTACTTGCGCGGCGAGTCCGTGCCGGGATCTCTGGTGCGCCAATGGGGATTCGCGATGGTGCTCGGCGTGGATCCCGGCTGGCTCTACTTCGGGGCGGAGTCACAGGCGCCCGCACCGACACTCGACGCGCCCTCGCCGATGGGCATCGCGACTCAACCCGTGACGCGCGCTGCCGAGCATCCGCCAACGGGTGTTGCGCGGCTCGGCGGGAAAGAGGTGCCCGAGCGCGGCCCTCCGAAACGCCGGAAGCGCTCGAACGGATAACGCGACTACGCTGTTAGGCTAGATCAGAGGAGATCGAGCTAGATCAGGCGAAGCGCCGGATAGTCCGTGGGCTCGGGTCGTTGCTCGTTGCGCTGTTGCGCCTCGAGCTGCGGCGGCTTCGGGATGTGGTCATTCAGCCAGGTCCACGCGGCGTCTTCGGATTTCTCGTCGGCGTACTGCTCCGCGATGAATTCGCACTTCGCGACGGTGCCGTCGTTGTCGTACACGAGGAGCAGGCGTTGCCCGGGGAAGATAGAATCGGCCCAGCGAACCTCGCGCGCATAAGTGGCAGGGCCGACAAACGGAACGAAACCAGAACGCATTGGCACAGTTGATCCCAGCTCGGAGAGGAGCGTGAGTGTAGGGAATTGGACCACGTTATCGCAACTGCCTGTTTTCGGCCCCAGCGTGACATTTTCGGACATGGCGCCTCTGGTGTTGTACTTATAAGTAACCTCATGCGAGTAAAGACGCCGCTGGGATACATGGACTGTGCCTCGGGTGGTACGTCGGACGGTGCCTCGGACTGTGCACCGAACTGTGAACAGACCCGTGCAAAGGAGTAGCGCGTGACGGATCCCGGCCACCGCGTTCCGAATCCGCTCGACGTGACGCCCGCGGGCGTGTGCGCGATCTGCGGCGAGGAGCAGCTCCGCACCGTTGAACTACAGACGGCGAGCGGTGACGGCATCCGCCTCGCGGTCACGCATTGGCTCGAGTGCAGCTGTGGGCGGAGACCGGCGACTACATGACACGGCTGTCATGTTGAACGACGATCGCGAGTCGAAACTGCCAACGCACCTCCCCGGCTTGGACGGGGTGCGCGGCGTCGCCATCCTCGCGGTCCTCGCGCTCCACGCGCTGGACGGCGCGCCGCACGCGGGGCTCGTCGATGGGTTGGTGGGGCGCGTCGGGAGTGCGGGCTGGATGGGCGTGGATCTGTTCTTCGTCCTCTCGGGGTTCCTCATCACGGGAATTCTGCTCGAGCAACGGGGGAAGGCCGGCTATTTCCGGACGTTCTACGCGCGCCGCGTGCTCCGCATCGTTCCGGTCTACGTCGCCTTCCTCGGCTTCAGCCTCTACGTGGCGCCGGTGGTCGGGGCGTCGACCGAGGCCGCGGCGGTCGCGCTCCGCCACTGGCAGGCGTGGTACTGGACGTATCTCGCGAACGTGATGCTGTTGCTCCACCCAGCGGCGCACACGGCCTACGCACCAACGCATCTGTGGTCACTCGCGATCGAGGAACAGTTCTATCTCTGCTGGCCGCTCGCGGTCTGGCTCTTGTCGCCTCGCGCGATCGCCAAGGTAGCGCTCGCGTGCATCGTGGGGGCGGAGCTCGCGCGCATCGCCGTCGTCATGTTCGGCGCGCGGGGGGAGGTGAACTATCTGCTCTTGCCGACGCGAATGGACACGCTGGCCGTGGGCGCCTTCCTCGCGTGCGCGGTGCGCGATCCGCGAATCCTCGAGACTGTCCGAAAATGTCAGGTCCCCGTCGCACTCGGCGCCGTGATGCTGCTCGGGGTCACGGTGTACCTGACGCACGGCATCGACCCGTACCAGCCGCTCCCGCAGTTGTACGCGCTGCCCGCCGTCGCCGCGCTGTCCGGGGTGCTGGTGCTGGCCGCGACTCAGCCGGGAACGGTGTTCGCGTGGGCGCCGCTCCGGTTCCTGGGGCGCGTGAGCTACGGCATGTATCTCTGGCATGTGCTGGTACTCTCAACCCTGCTCGCGCATACCCGATGGCTCGCGCCGCGCCTCGTGGGCGGCTCCTATCTCGTCTCGGATCTCGCGTCCGTCGCGGTGCTGCTCACGGCGACGGTGGCGGTCGCGCTCGTGAGCTGGCATCTGATCGAACAGCCGTTCCTCCGGCTCAAGCGGTACGTCCCGTACGGCGGGGCTCAGCACGCGCGCGTCGTGTCCAGTATCGGGGTCAATACGGGCGCTAGCATCGCGTCCCACGCGGAGTCGAACGCGCGTTGAGCGCGCGCGCGTCGGTTCGTGGCGCGGTGGAGCGTCGCTTCCGCCGTGGCGACATTCGCCTCCGCCTCGGCCTCCGCCTGTACCGCCTCCGCCAGCACGCGCGCCGCGTCGGCCGCCTCGGCGGCTCCCTCGGCGGCGCTCACTGGTCCTCCTCGTCGAGCCAGCGGCACTCGGCGGCATCGGACGCCGCTCGCGCTTCGATCTCTGGCACGGGGCCTGAGCGCTCGAAATCGGGCGCGAACTCGGGCGGCGTGGGCGTCTGCGCGAGCCGCGCGTAGTACTCGCGGGAGATCGCCATCGCTTCCGGCGTCGGCGTCGCGAAGGGGAGATACTTGTTGGGGTCACGGCGATAGTCCGCCAGCGCTTGGGCGTTGCGGTCGGCGCTGCTGAGGCGCGTATCGCAGTTCTCGCGGACGCAGAATGTGCCATCGGCGTGGATGTGGCTCACGCGCTCACCTTCGTCGCCGGGGCATCGCTCGCGAACGCGTTGAACTCGTTCTGGCAGTCGCCCGTGTGGACCAGCCGGTCCCCGATCGTGACGACGGCGTGCAGGTCCGTGATGCTGTGGAGGCACCAGCTGCACTCCGTCTCGCCGTTCCGGAAGAGCTGCGCCGCTTCCAAGTACTGCTCACGCTTGACGTCGGTCATGAGGGCGAGCCGCTGCGCCGTCTGCATGCGCGCCAGCTCTTGCGTGCCCGTCGTCGCGTGGAACATCACGCCGTGGTGGAAGCTGGCGCCGTCGATCAGGGCGAGCTTGCGCTGAATCTCGCGGCGGAGAAGCTCGAGGTCGGAGGCGGGGGCGCTCACTTGGCACCCCGCCGGGCGGCGGCAACCGCGGCGGCTTCCCGCCGATCCAGGACATACGCACCACCCATCGCGAGTTGATACCGGATGGCGGCAATCGCACGGCGTGCGCCCACCAGAGCGGCGAGAGCGCGAACCTGCATGGGATAGCGGCGACAAGCAAGCATGGGAGGCTCCGGTGGCAAAGGGTTCGCTATTACCAACTCTGGTAATATATACCCAGCTTTGGGAATGTCAATAGCGGTATTACCATATTTGACAATTGCCACCGGACGGTATAGGTTCGTATCCTATGCCGATGCTTCGACTCCGGGTAAATGAACTCCTCGCCAAGCGGGGATTGACTGCCTACGCCCTCAGCAAGGCGTCTGACGGGCGTATCTCAATGACAACGGCCTACCGCCTCCGGGACACCGACGGCGAGCTAGACACCTTCAATTCCGAAATGCTCGAGGCGCTTTGCGACGTGCTCGGCGTCGAGATTAAGGAGCTGATCGAGCGCGTACCCGAGAAGCGAGGGAAGGGGAGATAGTCGCCGCGACCATCGGATTCTATGACAAACGGCGCCCCTGCATCGGGCGCCGTTTTTCTTTGCAATCGCGAAAGATTTCTCTTGCGTTCTGTCCTACAGTGTGGTATAGTTCTCCATGCAATTACTCTTTCGTGAAGTGAAACCCTTTACCCTCAGCGCGGAAGGCGTGCTCTCAGATGATGAGCTGTTCGCGGTTGAGGACGAACTACTGAAGAATCCGGAAGCGGGCGATCTGATTCCGGGCACGGGCGGCGTTCGCAAGATTCGCGCAGCGATCGGTGGACGTGGAAAGCGTGGCGGGGCGCGGGTGCTGTACTACTACGTCTCGCGTCGCGCGGTGATCTATCTCATTTACGTGTACGCGAAGAATCAGGCGTCAGATCTGACCGCCGACGGAAAGAAAGCGATGCGGAAATGGACGGCGATCTTCGATCAGGAGTAGGGTCGGGTCGTCTCGGCGCCGAGCAATGCTGCTCGGTCGCTTACTGGGTATCAACATCACTGGTGGTGTTATGAAGCGAACGGCGAAGGAAGCGGAAGCCATGATCCTTGCGGGACTCAAGGAAGCGGTGGCGATCCATCGCGGCGAGGCGAAGCCTGTCCGTGAGCGCACGCGTACGACCACGGCGCGGGATGCGCACGTCACGCCGCCGCCGCCGTTCGACGCCAAGCGCGTTGTGGCTGTGCGGACGTCGCTCGACGTGTCGCAGCCTGTGTTTGCGAAGGTGCTCAACGTGAGCCCCAAGCTCGTCCAGGCATGGGAGCAGGGTGCGCGGCGACCGAACGGCGCCTCGCAGCGACTGCTACAGGTCGCCGAGGAAAAGGGACAGTACCTCGTCAAGACGGCAGCACGGCTCCAACAGGTACACTCTGGCGGGATCGTACGGAGCGGTCACGAGCACGGGAAGCTCCTGCGTCCCGCAGCTGCGAAGCGCAAGCGCGCGTAGACCGCGCGCACGTCGATGAGTCAGTTACAGCCGCACCCCGACGATTGCCCGGACTGCGGGCGTCCGTGCTACGCGAGTAGTATCGAGAGCGTCGATCCCGAAAAGCGGTGGTTTCGCGCGGGCTATCACTGCTCGTGCGGGCGCCGTTGGGGATGCGGTTGGTCATTTTCCACGCTGATCAACGATCCCGATCCAACGCCTTTGCCCGGCGTCTACACGCCGCCGCGCCGCGCCGTCGTGTCGATGGACCCGGACGACGCGACAGGCTAGGTGTCGAGCCCCTCAATCCGCACTAGCTCCGTGCGCTGGCAATTCACGGCGCGATAGATCGGACGTAGCACCGCCAACTCGTCGCCGTCGTTCCACTCTGGCGCGTACGGGCTCGACACGATCAGCTGCGCCACGTTCATCGCGCGATCATTGTCGGACTGGCGGATCTCGACGATGGAGCAGTTCTCTGGTAGGTCGAGCACCATGCGCAAGAGCGAGAGGTTCAGCTCGATGCGCCCGCCGCGCGGGGCCTTCACTCGTTCCTCCGGCACCACGCGCGGTGCAGTTTGCCGCGCAACGACTCGAGTAGCTCGGTGTCCGGCAGTGACTTCGCCCATTGTTTCGTGCGCCGCAGGATATTCTCGCGGTCACGCAGAAATGCGCCGAACGCGGAGAGCTCTGCCCACGTCGGCTCGTCGACGGGCGGCTCGTCGTCGGCGCCCTTCCGTCGCCAGCCCATCATTTGATGAGGCGGCCGAGGACGTAGAAAAACGCGGCGATGCCGCCCTTCTCGACGAGCGCGATGCGCTTCGTACTCGCGAGCCGCTCCTCCGTGTTCCGATTGAGCCGGGCGAGCGCCGCTGCCATCGAATCCGCATGCGCTCGTGCGGAGTCCGACGCCGCCAACGCCGCGCCGCAGTCGTGATTTACGCGTTCACACGCTTCGCCCAGAGAGTCGTAATCCAGCTTGCTCACGACGTCCATCGGGACGAGCGGCTGCGAGTCGCTGTAGGTCACGCCATCCTGCGCCGCCGCAGGGACCATCGGCACCTGGACGGTGATCGTCTTCACGTCGTGGATGAGCTGCCGCACGCGCACCGTGTCGTGCTTCACGACGCCGGTGAGCGCCACGTACCGCGCGCGCCACGCGACGCCGAGCTTGTGCTCATTCGTGGCCTTTGTCTTCTCGAGATGCGCGGTCGCCTCGAGTGTCGCCATGTGCTCGAGATGCCAGATGTACGCGCGCCAGCCGCCGACGAGGACGGCGATCACCACGCACACGAGCAGCACGCGATGCCGCTGGACGGTCTGCTTCAACCGCAGCTCCGCCGCCTCGAGCGACTTGAGGCTGACTTCCATCATGGCCGCGATCGTGTTCGGATCGGCGGGGGCGGTCGAGTACGGGCTCGGCTGCGTCGGATTCGGCGTCGGCGGCACGGGCGGCGTCATGGCGTCCCCTGCTGGATTTGGAGCAGATGACACGGGAACGCGAACGGCTCCATTGGATGCGGATCGGACGGCGGCGTGGGCCCCTGCAGAAGCAGATGGAGCAGCTCGTGCCGCACGACCCAGCCGGTATCCGGCAGCCCCTGCGTGATGAACATCGTGTCGCCGGGAACCCAGCGAGCGAACACGCGATGCCCGCCGATCGAGACGAGCGACTCGGGGATCACCACGAGCTGCGCGAGCGCATGGCCGGGAATCGGCAGCCGCCCGCTGCAGCTTTGCACGCGCTCCCATGCGGATTCGTAGCGCACGCTGTCGAGCGGGGCGCGGCGATCGGCGGCCGCGGGCGCGCTGGCGCCACAGAGGAGGAGCGCCGCGACGAGCAGCGAAGCGCCCTTCACGCGTGCACCGTCAATGCGTATGGTATCGTGCGCCGCGCATACTTCGTCATCTCGGCTTTGACGAGCGCGTAGAACTCCGGCCACTGAGACGGCGGGATCGTCTGGCACCCCTCGCTCGAGGTCGAGCCCTCGCCGCCGTGGTGGATGTTGATGCCGAGGTAGCCCGTGTCTTCTTTCCCACCGTCACGCGTAACAGTCACCGGCGCGGCTTGCACGAGCGCGGGATACTGGCGCGGGCCCACGGGGTGACTCAGCCCGTGAATGCCGAGCTTGTAGAGCCAGACGCCGGGCTTGAGCGTGGCGATGCCGGGGAGCTGGCGCGACGGATCGGTGTTCGCGTTGAAGGTCGCGTAGCGCGTCGGCGTGACGAGGAGCATCGCATCGTCATACACGCCGAGATCGTTGACGCCGGGCGTGCCCATCGTGTCCGCGTAGTACCCGCGGCGACCGATCAGTGCGAAATTCTCGACGCCCACCGCGGTGAGCAGCTCGAGCGCGGCGATGCGCCCCATCTCGGGGCGCGCGTGCGGGAGGAGATCGCTCATTGCGGCGGCTCCGGCGTCGCGACGATGATCGGCGGGCGCGGGAGGAGGAGCTCCGGCTTCTGTGTGCTCTTCGTGCGGACGATGAGCGGGAGAATGCCGCCGGTGACGAGAATGGACACGATGCGCCAGTCCGGCACGAGCCCGGCGGCGGTGCACGCGATGAGGTAGCGGTGCAGCGAGTACCACATCAGGAACGCGATGATGCGCACGCTCGAGGTGGTGTGGCGATGCGGATCGGTGACGGCGCCGAGCAGCCAGCTCACGCAGAACTTGAACAGGCTACGCGGGCGGCGCGGCGGGCGCTCGAGGAGGAGGTCAGCCACTGACCACCCCCGATTCGCCGCTGAGTCGCGGAAGCTGTCCGGTCACGAACGTCTCGAGCGCGGCGCCTTTCTTCTCGATGTTGCCGATGCGGATGGAGGTCGCCTTTGCGACGTTGTTCAAGTCCGTCTCGAGCTTCTCGATGCGTTGCTCGAGCTTCCCGCGCTCTTTCGCTTCGTTGGTGAGCGCGAGATCACGCGACTCTTCGAGCTGTTCGCGCTTGCCCTCCGCCTTCAGTTCGCGCTTCCGTCGGCGGATGTACGCGGGCACGAACGCGACGAGCGCGCCACCGAGAAAGAGCAGGACTTGGAAGAGATGCTCGTTCATGCGGGACTCCGGAAAACGAAAAGCGGCCACATCTCCGCGAAGGGAGGTGTGGCCGCGATAAGGCGTGCCCGAGTGAATTAATCGTCTGAGCGCTGCTGCCTAAATATTACGATTCAGGGCGGTTCGCGCCACGACTATTTCCGACCGGTCAGTCCGACACCCATGCGCGCGCGAGCGCGGCGACCCCGGTACCCGTGCCCGAGGGATTCGGATAGCCGACTTCCATCACGACTTGCGAGCATCGCACGTTGCCGCTAGTAACGTCCGTCATGACGCCTGCTTCTGCCGACTGGACGCCGACATGCGTCCATGCGGCCAGCGTGTTCGGATCAATCGTCGAACTGACGAAAAAATACTGGTAACCGGCACTTCCGGGCGTGATGAACTTGCCAGTCAAAGAGCTGGGACCAGAGTACAGGATGGCCGCCACGTCGCGCGCTGCACCCGGTTCATCGCGTACGCTCGCCACAGCCTGCACAACACTGATGAGTGTCGCCGCGCCGACGAGATTTTGCATCGAAAAGGTCTGCAGGATGCCGCTCCCCCCTGCCAAGAGGTAACTCGTGTCGCCGTCGTTTGGCGTCTCGTTCACCGCCGTGTAGGGCTGACCACCCGTGCCTCCCACTTGCGTCGGCCAGCCCGTTCCAAATGTGCCCGCACCGTTTGGATAGAGCGCATCGACACGTAGATCGCTCTTAGCCCCTTCATTGCTGACGTACAGGTTGTCGTAGCGGTAGTCTGGCGTCCCGCCTGCGGAGCCATTGCCGACACGGACGCCACTAAGAGTATTGTTTGATTGCCACCGGAACGACACCTGATCCCTCGACGCCCAGAGCACGGGGCCTGAGCCTGAACCATCATCGACGTAAACTTGCATTTCATCGGGGTGCAGAGCGGTCGTCGGCCCCAGCCCTGCATACGCCTGAACCGAGTACCACGCGCCCGCCGTCATCGTGAGTGTTGAGGTGGCGAGGGGCGTCGCTGTCGCTTCGATCTGCTGCAACGTGACGTGTCCGGTCGCATCCACGGCAACACTGCACTGACCGTTGCCGAACGTATCGAGGAACATGAGAATATTCGCGGAGCCGGTGGCTGGCGTACCGACGAACTGAAACGAGATGCCCGCCCATAGTGAACTCGGCGGGCCGGGGAACGGGAACACCTTGTAGACGGCGCCGAGTCCGTTGAGCACGCGGAGTCCTTGCGTCCCATCGCGCGCCGCCGTTGCCGTCAGCGTCGCCACGGTCCCGCCACCGTTCACCGTGTCCCAATATTGCCCGAGCTGTGCGGTCGAGAGATAGTCGAAGCTGTGCACGAAGACCGTCATGACTTCACCCCTCGCACCGCGATGACGATCTTCGTTGGCGCGCCAGTGAATGACACGAGCTTCGCGCGGAAGAGCGTGTCCGCCACCCACGTTTTCGTCCAGCCGGTCAGACTCGTGGCCGAATTCTTCGATTGCGAGGAGAGCATGAGCTGCTCACTCGCGGTGATCGACGCGAGCGAGTCCGTCGCATAATCGGTCGCCAGAATATCGACGACGGCGGTACAGCTCACCGCCGCGCCGGTCGCGTCGTACGCTTCGATCTCCCAGCGATCGAACACGAGCCCGTAGGGCACGCGGGACGTCTGGCCGTAGGTATCCGCGACGACGCTCGTCGTGTTCTTCCCGTCGCCGAACTCCCCGAACAGCGCGCACGGCGTGCCCGCTGCGACGTTGCTGCCGATCGTGAGATAGGCTTTCTCGCTCTCATTCCCATCGGCATCGTAGGCGAACGCCGTCACGTAATCGACGCCGCCGGCGGCCAAGGGCGAGGCCGCGGGCACGTACGTGAAGGGCGCCGAACTGTCGGCGGTCCCTGCACGCGTCGTCGTGTCGTCCGGTGGCCCGCTGGTCGAGTCGGCGAATTTCACGCTTGCCACATTCGACCCGACAATCGCCGTCACCGCGAGCACGCCGCCCGTGGTGATCGTGTACGTGAGCTGGGGCGCGGGCGGCTTCTGCAGCACATCGAAGGTGACCGTGCCCGTTTCGGTGGCGAGCGTGCCATCCGGCCTCGCATACGTCACGCGCCAGTGAATGAGGCTCGCGTACTGCGCATCCAAGGTGACCGACGTGTGATACGGATAGCTCGCGGGCGCCCATGCGCTCAAGGTCGACTGGCCGCTCTGCGTCTGGAACTCGACCAGCGTGAGGCGCGTGTCGGGATCGTCCACCACGAGCGAGACGTACCCCGTCGTCGCGTCACGATCCTCTGACACGGTCACGACCGGCACGGCGTTCGGCATGCCGTGCGAGGGATCGTTGTACGTGACGCCGCTCGGCGCGTACGCGGGCGCCGCTGGGATCGCGAACACGTCCTGCACGCACTCGATCGTGAGCTTACTGTCGTTCCGTCCGCCGCGCGTGATCTTGGCCACGCGCATCACCATCTCGGACACGCCCGCGCGCGCCCACGAGTAGCGGAAGGGCGAGCCTTCGTGCAGATCGAAGCCCGAGCGATTGACGACCAGCGTCGCCTTGGCGAGCGGCGTCGAGAGGGCGCGGAGATCCCGCTGTGCGAGCCGCAACGCCAAGTCCTCGCGCGTCACGCCCTTGTATTCGATCGTCGTCGAGACCACGCGGCCCACAGCCAGGACGCTTGCGGTGTTCTTCGCGCTGACCTGATTCTTTTTGTACAGCCGCGAGCGATCGGTGAAGGTGACCTTGACCTCGTTCACCGTCTCTTGCGCGGCGCCCTGCGTGAAATCGGAATCAAGGATGTTCGACTCGTTATAGAGCGGGAGCGTCGCCGGATCGTAGTCGCCCCGGATGAGCTGGATGCCGAGCTTGCCGCTCGCCGGATCGATGAACGGCACCGCGTCGATCGTGCGGTACACCTCATCGATGTACTCTTGGGCCGACGCCTGGTTGTCCAGCACGTAGCTCAGGAAGAGTTGATCGGTGCCCGAGTTGATGCAGCAATAGACGCTGGCCGCTTGCCACGACGCGGCGAGATCAAGCTCGCTGTCGTTCAGGCCGATGCCCCAGAGGCGATCGGTCATGAGCTCGTAGATGATTGCGATCGGATTCGCATCGCCCTCGTTCTGCGAGAGCGCATCGTCCAGATAGAACTCGCTGGGGAAGCCGCGCGGACTCCGCTGCAGCTCGAAGCCCAATGGGCGAGGCGTCGAGTTCTGCCCGAGGATGGTATTCTCGTAGGTGATGTAGCAGAGATTCGGGTACGCCGGCACCGTGCCCAGGGTCGAGCCCGGCGTGCCTACGGCGAGCGGTTGGCCCTCGATCGCGCTCCCCGCGAACGTGATCGAGAAGGTGCCCAAGGGCGACGGCGTGCCGAGCGCATTGTATCCCAGCACGCCGACGTAGAGCGTCTGTCCGCTCGTGAGCGACGAATAGTTGAACGACCACGGCTTGCCGGCGACGAGCGTGCCGCCGGTCACCGCCGCGAAGTCGGGCCGCGTCGTCGTGCTCGTCGCGTAGCGGATACTCCGGATGTCGCGCTGAAAGAAGAAGAACACCGTGACCAGGCCCGCCGCGTCCACCGTGTAGGAGACGCCCGGCATCGCGGGCAGCGGGAAATTGGCCCAGAACAGATTCTGCGATTGGTTCCGCGTGCCGGCGTAGAAGTGCATCTTGCCCGTCACGCCGCCGCCGGTGTCTTTGTCGCCGTAGAGGCGGGGCGCCCGGACCGTCAAGATGGCGTCGCCTTCGTTGAGCGGGTCACTCGCGAGCGCCGTCGGCACATCGAACGGGAAGGTGATGCCCGCGACCGGCGCCGTGGCATAGGTGACCGTCTGTCCGGTTTGGACGGTGCCGGTGATACTCGCGACATAGGTGACGTCGGGAATCTCGGAGAAGCGGTGCCCGGTGTCGGAGATGATGTCCCAGAGCTTCGTCACCTCGCCGATGCAGAGCGCGACGATCATTGACGCGGAGTAATTGTTGATGCCGGTGTCCACCTCGTGCGGGCGGTAATTCAGGAACGCGATCACGTTTCCGCTCAAGAGGCCACGACCAAACAGCACCGGAATCGGCGTGGCCGCGTCGGTCGTCGGGATCGAGACGGGCGACGCGCTCGGCCCTTTCGGTCGGAAGAGGAGCGCCGAGACGATCGAGAGGACGATCTGAATCGCGAGCAGGATGAGGAAGTGCATCGCTAGGCCGCCATCCGAAGAGGCATCTAGTTGAGCCCCTGCGTAAACGGATTCTTGGTCGGCATGTAGGGAAAGCCCAGGAAGTTCTGGAGGTTCACGAACTTCCTGGCGCACGTGCCGATCGATCCATCGCAGCCCGCAGTGAGCGTGAGCGTCGCGCCGACCGTGAGCGCGGCGGGGAGTGCGGTCATCGAGACCACGAGCGCCACGCCCGACGCGGCGGTGTGCGAGATGATGAAGTTCGGCTCGTTCGAGCCCGTGAGGCGGAAGTAGCCGGCGGCGAAGTAGCCCGCTGTCCCGTACGGGTTGGTGGAGGCGTCGACCGTGAACGACGGGCCATCCGGGGAGCCGCCGACCGCGCCCTGCGCAAACACCGCGAGCACTGTCGCGTCCCACGTGAAATCCTGCGCGATGATTCCACAGTAGGCATCGTAGACGACGTGATTGCACGTCGGCAGGAACGTGAGCCGTGGCACCGGCTGCTGCAGCAGGCTCGCGGCCATCGAAAACGTCACCTCGACCGTCGTGCCGCGCCACCGGACGCTGGAAATGCGCCCGCGCGCGACGAGTGCCTTGTCGGTGGCGCCCGGCTGATAGCGAAAGATTGTGAGCGTGGCGAGCCGATAATTCGGCGAGCCCGTGAGCATGCCCGAGACGACCGGCAGTGTGTGGTCCAGCGTGACCGTCACCGTCGACTGCGCTTCCTCGTGACTGTCGGTTGTCGCGCTCCGCGAAATCACCGCCGGCTCATAGGCGAGGGTGTTCACCGTCACCGCTGAGCGCCCATCGGTGTAGCGCCAGAACGAGGTGCCGAGCTGGAACACGTAGAGCTCGACGGGCTTGCCGCCTAGCTTCTCGAGCGAGAGGAAACTCATAGGTCAGTCCTCACGGCTGTTCTCACGGTTGCTCTCCGGTGATGGTCGCGAAGGAGACGGCGATGTCGACGAGTTCGCGCGTGTACCACGTCTGCGCGAGCGTATCGGTATCGAGTCGCGCGAGACGGAGGAGACTCAGGCCCTGCGTCCCGACCTCGAGCGTCGCGAGGATGTCGGCGGGCGACCCGCTGCCGCCGCGGCCCGTCAAGGTCCAGGTAATCGTTTCGGTGCCGTCACCGTTGTCGACGGCGCCTGTCACGGTTGCCGCCGCTGCCATCGCGCCGCCCCTGGTGAAGGCGTAGAGGTGATTGGCGGAGGGATCGGCGGCGAGCATCGCGGCGTAACCGGCGGAGCGAATGATCCAGGTCGCGCCGGCATTGCTCAGCACTTCAAAGTCCAGCTGGAACGTCGGGCACCAAAACGCGCCATAGCGCCCGAGCCGTGCCGTGAGCCACGCCCAGACCGCGGCGTGATCCGCGCGCGAGAAGCAGCGATAGACCGCCTTCTGCGCGTGGACCGGATAGAGCGCGGGCGCGGTGACGGCGAACGCCCCTGAGGGTACATCCATCCGCTCGCGTGGAGTCGTCCACTGGCCGCTCCGTGACAGGATGCCGTCTGGCACCCAGGAGAGCACGTCCGAGCCCTGAAAGGCGAATGGCGCGACGCCCTGCACTTAGGACTCCACCGGCACGGTCGTCGACGCTGCGCCCGAGGTCGCCGTGACATCGGTATTGGTGAAGAGAAACGCGTCGACCTTCCGGATGATGCACGTCTGCCCGTAGAGGCCAACCTTCTGCACGGTGGCGATCGTCGCATCCGCGGTCGTCCACGTCACGGGCGCCTCAGGGATCTCGATCCCGTCGGCGTCGAGGACTTCCGCATGCGCGACGATATACGCGCCCTGATTGAAGTAGTCGTTGTCGAAGAAGTCGAAGACGATGACGACGGTGACCGCGACGCTCGTCGTCGGCCCCGTCGTCGGGAGCGGCGCGGCCTCCCACTCGGCATCGATCTGCACATCGGCCAGCACGCCGCCGATGTACGTGCGCTGCATCGGCAGGGTGAGTATGGCGGGCGCGATCGGCAGCACCTCGACGTCGGTGTTCCCGGTCCACGCGAGCGTCGCCGCGTCGCCCGTGATGTCGAGCGCATCGTCCGCGACGCCCGCGATCGTTCGCACCTCAAACACGCCCGACGTGCGCTTCCAGATGAGCGCGTAGTCGCCCACCGCGAAGCCGCGATCGGTCGTGTCGCAGGCGATGCTCGTCCCGCCGATCGCGACATCCGCAGTCAGGAGTGACGCGTCGGGCCAGCGCGGCATGTTGACGCGGCCCGTGGGCGCTTGCGCCAGAAGCACTGCCAAGCCCCCCACGTCGGCGGCGGTCAGGAGGCGCGCGGTGTATTTGATCGTCTCGGCGGGCGCGTCGCGCTGCGAGATACGCATCTCCGCACCGTTCTCGCCGGGTAGGATGTCCGTGAGCCACGCACTCGACATCTCGATGCCAGTGGTCCAATCCGGCGGGAGGAGAAACGCGGTCGGCGGCGTCATCCGTTGCGATGCGTCGTCGCCGGCAGCCGGAGCGATTGCTTGACGGCTTTCGGATTCTGTTGCATATGCTCGACAACGACCTTGGCTCCCGCCGGCGAGCTCATTTCATCGAGGATGAGGCCATGGGCGAGCGACAGTTTGATGTGGTGATGGCCGCCACCGCCCGCGCCGCCACTCTCGACCACGCCGCCGCGCGCGAAGCCGACGTGCCCGCCCTCGGCGAAGCCCGGGACGCGTACCGCGCCGCCGTACGCGTGCGCCTGCATGCGCCCCGTGTTGATCGCGTCGAAGAAGTTCACGCCCAGCCGGTCGACGGCGCTCGCGCGAACGACGTACTCGCCGTGGGACAGCATCGCGGGGATCGAGTCGGACGTGCTCGTCCCGGGCCCTCGGACGTGGCCGCCGTCGGCGAACATGCTCCCGAGGCCCATTGGGATGCCGATCGAGCCGAGCGAGGAGCCGCCACCGCCGGCGCCCAGGATCATGTTCAGGAATCCCGAGACCTTCGACGCGATCGCTGCCTCGAGGATCTTCGCGATGATGTCCTGCAGCGACTTGAGCACCGTCTGCGCGAGTCCGCGGAACGCATCGCCGACGTTGTGTACGTGCTGCGCCATGTCGACGAGGCCGTGCGCGATGTCGCCGGAGACGCTTCGCGTGATGGCTTCGCGGAGATGGAGCGAGGTGTCGGCAGCGCGTGCGATCTCTTTCGTCACCGTGCCGTACTGCTTCGCCAGCGCGTCGACCTTGGCCAGATTGTCGGGCGAGGGCGCGATCTGCGCGAGCGTCTGCGCGGCGCTCATGGCCGCGAGGATGGCGTCGCGCTCTTGCTGGTACGCCGCGATGATGCGCTGGCGCCCTTCGGGCTCCGAGAGCGCGCCGTTCTCGACCGCCGCCTGGGTGCCTCTGACCGTGCCTTCGGTCGCGCTCGAGACGCCCCGCGCCTCGGTCGCCGCGCGATCGGCCCGCATACGCGCCAGCTCCGCGTCGTGGAGATAGTCGATATTCGCGAGCGTCGCCTGATCGTTCTCGGCGCGCGCGCGATCAGCTTCCGCCTTGTGCTTCTGGTTGAACTCGATCTCGAACGCTTCTTCGGTCTGGCCCCGCTCCTTCATCGCCTGGACCGTGAGCGCCGTCCGCTGCCGCTCGTATTGCTGCTCGAGCTGCAGCCGCTTGGCCGCGTTCTTCTCGACGACCTGGGTCTCTTGCTCCTCGAGCTTCTCGATATCGGCGCCCAACTTCGCTTGCTGTTTCGGGTCCGTCGTCTTCGCCAAGAGCTGCTGCTTCTCGGCGATCTGCACATCCAGCGCGGAGAGCTCGACGGCGTTCAACTTGGCGAAGTAGTCGGCGTAGCTGATTTCGTTCCGCTGGAGCTGCCCCTGCAATGCGCGCTCGATCGTCGCCGCCTGCGCATTCATGCGCTCGATCGCGGCGTTCGCTTCCGCGGCGTCGAGGCCCTTGACCGGCTTGTCCTCGTCGTCCGTGTGCTTGGGCTTGACCTCCGCGAGCGCATCCTGCTCGGCTCGGATCTTCGCGGAGACGGCGTGGTCGACCGCCGTCCCGTACGCGCGCGCGTCGGCCACGGCCGCCTTCATCTGCGTCCGCACCTCGCTCAACCGCGCGTTCACCTGGGCGAGGTGCGCATCGGCGATGGCGGCGCCGCCCTCCGTCGTCGGTCGCCCCTGTGCGGCAATCGCGTCCTGCTGCTCGTTCTTGAGCGAGGACTCCTGCCCTTTGAGCGAGTCGACCGATGCGTGCGCTGCGTCGCGTTGTGCTTCGAGCTGGCGAAGCTGGGACTCGTACAATGCGTTGACCGCCTCGCCCTGCTGCCGGATCCCGTCCGTCTCCTGGCTGATCGCCTCGCGATACGCGGGCGAGATTTTCACCAGCTCGTCGGTGACCGTTTTGAGTTCAGCCTTCGCACGGGTGAGCGCCTCGCCCTTGAGCCGCCCGCTCTCGAGCTCCTTGGACAGCGCCTCGTAGTGACCCACGAGTGTGGCGGTCGCGCTCGCGTGATCGATGGTGGCTTGCCGCGCCGCGATCGCCGCGGCGGTGGCGCGCTCCTGCGTGATACGGTGATACTCGACGGCGGCCGTGAGGGCGACGAGCGTCGCGATGACCAGCGTGATCGGGTTGAACGCCGCGAAGAAGGCGGCGATCGAGGCGGCGCCGAGATTGATCGAGCTATAGTTGAGGAGTGCGACGATGGCGCCTACGCCCGCGACGACCACGCCAATGTGGTCCGCGATGAAGCCAATGATGTCCCCGATCGCGCGGAGCGTCGCCTGCAGCGCGACAGAGCTCGCCGCCCACACCGCGATCTTCACCGCGATCTCCGTGACGCCGGCAATGATCCGCCCCGTGCTCGTCACGATGTCGAGGAACCCCCGCCCCAGCTGCTCCGCCTTCACTTTGTTGTTCTCGAACCAGACGCCCATGCGCTCCAATCCGTCGATGATCTTGCCGACGAGATCCACCACGAGCTGCGCGCCGCCGCCCAAGCCTTCGCGGAGGAGATGCGCGGCACCTTCGACGTTCGACGTGAGCTTCCCCGTGTCGAAGTCGAAGACGCGGGCGAGCTGGCCTTTGATCCCCGTCTCGAGCGTCGTGAACGCGCCCGACGTCGCCGCGCCCGAGAACTGCTGAAAGAACTCCGTGACGTTGGACATGACGCCGCGCCATGTCCCTTGCACGCGCGTCCCCAGTGTCTCGTACTGGCCGAAGGTCTCGAGGAGCTTCTCAACCAGGATGCCTTTCTCTTTCCACTCGTGGAGATCGGCCTGCGTGATCCCGAGCTCCTGAGAGAGCCGGTTCGTGATGCGCGTGTGGCCCTCGAGCAGCTGGACGAGCGTAACCGAGAGCTGCGAGTACGGGATATTGAGCGCGCCCGCGGCCAGCGCGGCATCGGTCGTGAGCTGGCGGACCTGATCGAGCGTAGCGCCCGCGTGGATGCCCGCGGCGATCGCGCTCTGATACGTCGTCACCAGCTGCTGGACGGTCGTCGACGTGCGCGCGGAGTCGGCGTAGAGCTTCTGGATCTGATCGTCCGCGATCGCCGTCGCCGCGCCGAACTTCTCCTGCCCCTCGAGCGCGCGGCCTTGCGCGTCGGTCAGCTCGCCCACGGCGTTGACGCTGGCCGCGATCCCGAGCTTGGCACTTTCGATCGTCGCGTTGAAGTCGACGCCCGCGTGAATGAACTCCTTCGCCTTGGCGTACGCCTCGAGCGCGGCGATCACGGCGATCAGCTGCGTCCACATGCCGCCGAGCGCGCTGCCCGCGCCCGTCGCTTCCTGCTCGATCGCACCCATCGATGCGGCGCGGGCCTCCTGTTGCGCCCGGATGTTGATTGCCATCTCGCCTTCCGCGAGTCCGGCCGCGCGCGCCGCGGCCAGTCGCTCGCGCGCGGCGGCGGCAATCGACAGCGAGCCCGCGACGACGGCGCCCGACGTCTCTGCTTCGGCGACGTTCGCGGTCGCGGCGGCGCGCGAGGCGGCAACAGCTTCCATCGTCGCGGCGGCTTGCGCTTTGGTGACGGCGATCGCCTCGAGCTTCGCGCTGTTCAGGATGTTCTGCGCGGCTGCCTGCTCCTCGTCCGCCACGGTGATGAGCCCCGCGCCGGATTCGTCGACGACACCAACTGCACTGGCCTTGATGCCGAGCTTGGAGAGGAGCGCAGCGCCGGTGACGGCGTCGGCCATTGCCTTGGCCGCGAGCGCCGCTTCGGTCTCGGCGCCCGCGAGCTGCTCGGCGGCGACGGTACCCTGTCGCATCTCAGCGGTCGCGGCCACCTGGGCGGCCGCTGAGCGCTCCTGCGCGGTGGCGACCGCCGCTTCCGTGTCCGCGAGCGCTCGACGCGCGGCCAGGAGCTCCCCGCTCGCCGCCGCTGCGGCGGCATCCGCCTCCGCGATCGCCGCCGCTGATGCGGCCGCTGTCCCTTCGATCTCCGTGACCGCGCTCGTCGCGGCGAGCATCGCCTCGTCGGCAGTCACCAGGACCGACGCGGCCTCCGCCTGCGACGTGAGCGCCACCGACAAGGCTTCGTGCGCTGCGACGGCGGCTTCTGTTTGCGCGGCCGACTCTGCTGCCGCGCCGGAGGTCGCGCCGGCGGCGTAGATCTCGGGCGACTGGAGCGCGAGCGGAACCGGCGGCTCGACCTGTCCGAAGCCGGCGAGGATCGCGGCGTGCGCATCCTGCGCGGCCGTGACCGCCGCCTGATCGAGGGTGACGCTCGCTCCCATCGCCTTGGCGGACGCCGCCGCTTCGTCGAAGGCGACGGCGGTCTCCTTCGCGACAGCGCCGAGCGCGTTCAGCGCCTCGGCCGCGTCCGCGTTGCCGGTGACATTGAAATTGATCCCGACGTTGAGCTTCTCGTCAGCCATCGGCGCGCTCTCCGGTCAGAGGTTCTACGGATCGCGGAGTAGAATCTCCGGCTTCTCTGGCGGGTCGACCTTCTCCTCGTAGTACGGCGCGTGGATCGCCCACTCGTGCCGTGCGAGTTCGTACTCGCGGCGCGTGTCGTCCCGAATCAGCGCGACGAGCGCGATGAAGCTCTCCCGGACGGGCCATTGGAGAACGGCCTCTATCCGGTCGCTGTCGTAGCCAGCGAGTCGGCGGATGACGGCGCCCCATCGGCCAAGCTCGTAGGCGCCGCGTTCGGGCTGGGCTCCGACGGTGCCGTCGTCCGCGTGGAAGCACTCGGGGAAGTCCCGAGGGAGCTGAGCCCTCTCATAAAAAAACCGGCGATGAAGACGGCGATGAGCTGCTGCAGCCTGGCCGTCATCTCTTCATCGTCGAGATCCGCGAGGCGGAGGGCGAGGACGCGCGCGTCCTGCTCCGTCCACTTCTCGCCGGTGCGGACGAGCGCGCCCGCGACGAAGTCGAAGGTGCGGCCGCTGCGGTAGAGCGCCAGGAGGAGCTGCTTCACGTTCTGCTCCCACGCCGTATCGCGCACGATCAAGCGACGCGGATCTTCGAGCCCGGCCTCCATGAAGATCGTCTCGAGGTAGAGCTTCTGCGCCCAGCGCATTTTTTTGATGTCGGATGCGACGTACGTCACGCCATCGATCTGGACAGTGACATTCTTGAGCAAATCCTCCACGCCCTTGATCGGCGCGGAAGGCGCCTCTGTGGCTTCTGCAGACGGTGCGGTTGCTGCGGTCATCTGGTCAGTCCCCGGTTGTGGAACCCCGCGAACGACGCGCCGCCGGGAACTACTCGACGCGCCGAACGCGAGAAACACTCACTGCTCCGTCACGCGAAGTCGTTCAGTTACGCGCGGCGGGTCTGGCGGTAGTACGGGATCGTTGGATCGAAGGCGAGGTTGCTCTGGACATCGCCCGTGAGCTTCCACTTCCCGAAATCGTTGCCGATGTAGTCCAGATCGGTGCCGCCCGTGAGGAGCACGCGGGGCACTTCGACATCCCAGCTCGGCCCCGTCATCGGGTCGGCGTAGAAGAACAGCTTGCCGCGGATCATGGACACCGACGCGCCGAGCACCTGGCGCATGTTCGCGCTCGCGGCGATCGCGGCCGCGCTGTACGCGACGGTGACGGCCGCCGTGTTCACGACGGCGGAGCCCTCGGGGAAGTAGATCAGCCCCGAGTGCGCGTCCTTGAGCACGTAGTCGACGTTGTTGACGAGGGTGGTCGTCGACTGCGTGACGATGAGTGCCGAGATCTCGCGGTTGAGCGTGCGGAACCCGCGGCCGAGCTTCTGCGTGGGCGCGGTCGCGAGCACTTCGGTCGTGACGGTGGCGGACGCCTGCGTGAGAGACGTCGGCGGAGCCGCCTGACTCACGAGCGCGATCTGCTCGTCTCCGAACTCGAAGCCTTCGATCGTGAGCGTCAGATCGACCTGCGAGACCGCCGTATTGTAGACCGCGGCCGTGCTGTCGAGCGACGTGTACACCTTCTTCACCGTCGGTTTCACGGCGATGCTGAACTTGTCGCAGTTGCCGAGCGCCATCATCGAGCCGGACGGGACACCGTTTACTTCGCGGTCGAACCAGATCGCGCCCTTGCCGATCAGCGTGAGGTTGGGCGATGGAGCGTAGAGAGACGGGGGCATACGCGTAATCCTCCAGAGGAGCGGTTAGGGTGCGAGGTCGCGCACCAGACAGACGGTGAGCACGATTCCCATGACCGAGGAATTGCCGATGCTCACGAGGAGGCGACGCTCGGTGATCTGGCGCGTGCCGAGGAACAGCGTGGTGTTGAGCGTGCGTGACGCTTGCGAGGCCTGCTCGAGCAGACCGATCGACTTCCGGATCGCGGCGAGCGTGTAGCCGGACTGCGCAATGCCTTTCACCAGGTCTTCGCCGCGGAGCATGTAGGTGACGCCGATGATGAGCGGGCTGCCCGCGATCCCCGACTGCGCGCGCTGAAGGCTGTCCGCCGACTCGCCGCGCTGTCCGCCGAGCGAGTAGAGCGAGGCTTCCGCGTTGGTGGCACTGACGGCGATCGCCGGCACCACGTCGGGCTCCGTGCCCTTGATGATCCAGAGGCTCTCAACCTCGTTGTAGACGGCCTTGAGCTGCGGCGGCTCGGGATCGGCCCCGCGGCGCGCGACGGATGGCAGAAGCGCGTTCACGCTCGCCGCCGGATCGATGTCGCCATTGAGCCAGCGCGAGAAGAGGACGACGGTATCGTCAATCACTGGAGCACTCCGCCGAGCCCGTGCTGCACATAGTCGAGCATCGTGCTCCGAATGAGATCGGCCCACGACGCGGGGAGCGACGCGGGCACGAAGGGCCGCGCGGGCACGTCGCGCGCGGGATCGATCGCATGGCCGAAGATCTTCGACATCGTCCATCCGCCATGCACGTACTTGGGATAGGGCGCGCCGCTGCGGTTCGCCGCGGTGCCGTAGAAGAGTCCCAACGGCGAGACCTCGCGCAGCTGGTCCGCGTCCCCGCGCACCGTGAGCGAGTGAAGCAGGCGGTCCGAATCGCGGAGCACGCCCATCGCGCCGCGACCGCGCTTCGCCTTGAGCGCGAGTGTCGTTTCGGAGAGCGGCGCCCACGGCCCGCCGTTGATGTTCGCGCCCTCGGTCTCCCAGATGGACGTGAACCACCCCGCGACGATCGGCGAGGCGACCGCGTCCCAATACGGCGTGAAGTTGAGCAGCCGCTCGGCCATGCCGTTTGTCCGATCCGCGAGCGCTGACGCGTCCAAGGCGATATTGATTTGCATCGCCTAGATCGCCCCGTCGGTCTCGCGCGTGTCGTACGGCTTGAGATAGCGATCCCACGCCGGCGGCAACGAGTCGTAGCCGATGAAGGTCTTCTGCCCGCTCGAGGCCGTGCCACTCCCGCCGCTCAGTTGCTTCACCTGGACGTCTCGGCGGTTCTGCTGGTAGCGCCAGCGATAGACCTCGGCCACCGTCCGGCGCATGGCCGTGACGAAGAGCGGATCCTCGCACTGCGTCGGATCGACCGTGTAGCCCGCGAGGAACACCCCGAGCCCGTTCCCCAAATCGGTGTAGACGCTCGTCGAGCGGAACGCGACCGGCAACGTCGCCGCGATCGGGAAGTTCGTGTAGCTCGTCGTGTTGACGCGCCGCGTGAACGTGTTGAGCACGTCCGCCTCGCACTGTGCCGCCAGAAACACGAGATCCTCCGAGACACGGAGCTCGGTCGGCAAGAGCGCGAGACAGTTCGCCTCGTCCTCGGTGTCGAAGTAGACGGTGGTCGAGGGCGGCGTCACGACTCACGACGGATGCTTGAGGGCGACGCCGATCACGCGATCCGCCGTCGCGGTGACAGGCACCGCTTGGGTGCCCAAGCGGAGCTTCATGTAGCGCCACGGAGCGAGGCACGCGGCCTGCGCGGACGTCGGCGCGACTGAGAGCGAGGCGGCGACGGTGAG